AGAGGAAGGATTGAAACCTATTGATGATTGGACTGTTGTTGAATATTACTTTCTCACTAACAGAAGGGGCAGGGGCAGGGGGGGCGTTGTTGCTGGTTATGCTCCAATGGTAAAAATTCCAGTAAATACTTATGTAGTTATGAATTATCTTTCTGGGTTTTTTGACGGTAACGCACCTAAAAGACAGCTTTTCGCAGTTCCACCGACAAAATTTCAAGATCAAGAAGGTTTTTACCTTGCCGACAGGGAACAGATACTCGGAGAGGATTTTTCGGATATAGATTTAAGCGGTGACGAATATGTTTGGTTAAGCACAAAAACTTATGGAATTGCAATTATAGAAAAATCACTTGACAATATAGTATGGTACAGAAGTGTTCCAACAAATCCATTCAAAGCTTATAAATCAATAAAGTTCGGGAATCTAAATAAACAACCAGACATAAATCCTGAATGGTGGGAGGAGTTTGATAAGGGTGAGATATTCCCATCAAAAGGTGATTACGAACTGAGTGAACTTACCGTTTGGGACGGGGGTATTATTTATAGCGGTGGACTTAAGGAACAATTGTACTGTACGACCAAGTTCAGTAGGGAGGAATTCAGGAAAATAGATGTTGTTTCCGAATCTGATCCGTCTGGCTATGAGCCACCGCAAGGTGAGGGATGGCATTTAAGGTCAAAAGTGAAGGTAGGCGGACAGAACGGGCATCTTTGGACAAGAAAACCTTTTAACGGTGCTTTTTCCGATAATTGGTCTTTGCAGGATGAAGAAGAAAACACGGATGGTCAATCGGATCATTTTGAATGGTGGAGAAAAAGGACGACAAGGATAAATTACGATAAGAATATATCAACAGGGGATTGTACGACAACGATAACATCAAGGGGGTTCTTGGAATATGCATTAAGGAATACAAGCAGTGTCTTTGAGGGGAAAAACGTGTATTCGACATTTTTCTTTAATGATTTTGAGGATGAACTTCCTATATTGGAAGATAGGATAGGGCAGGGGTACAATTATGTAACACTTGCAAAAAATTACCTGAACAACACATCATTTATACTGACGAGGGATTTGATACCAGATATAGACCTTTCGGACAAATCAACCTTCCCGGACATATCGTTGAAAGAAATAATCGAGGATTTTAACAATCTTTTTGCAGGAAACCTGTACTGTTTTCTGGATGATGATTTTAATTTAAGGATAGAACACGTAAAATACATAGACCTTACAAAGACCGTTACCGATCTTAGGGGGCGCGAGGAACTTTCTGAGACGTTGGTTTGGAAATATGATAAAAGTTTGATGTTCAACAAAGTTGAACTAAGGCAGGTAAATGCAAAAGGAAGGGATTTTACAGAAAACCTGATAGTATTCGACAAAATAGTCTCCAATAAAAGGACAAAAGACATAAAACAGGAGTTCGAGACATCTATATTCTCGACAGACATAAGGTATGCCATAGAAAATTCAGGAGACCTTGAAGACGGTGTGTTCTTCCTTGCGACAGAACCGAACAATATACTTGTTGAAAATCCGCAGATAGATGAAATAGAAGTAAGTGGAAGCACTGGAAGTGCCGGAGTAACCGCAGGTGGTTTGACTAGGACAATAAACGCAAGCTATTTGGGGGCTGTATTTTCGGTAATAAGTTTTATAAGTGCGTATTCTGATGATTATAGCAGTATAGGGATTTCGTTGACAAGAAACTTAGATAAATTGATATTTACAAAAAATGGCCGGTTCCAAAATGCTTCAATATTGAACATTTCTGGAAATATGAACGGTGTCGCATCACAAGTACGAGCGTATAGCGTAACAGGGACTTCTACAAAACAAACCGTAAGGTCTAAGATCGGATTTTTAAGCGGTGTGGAAGAAGCAAACGGATTCCTTGCATTATCTAACATTATAAACGACTTTGGGAGATATGAAGGTGTTTGGGAAAAAGGAATTGTTAATGGAATAGAAAAAGATTTTACAACAACGTCAAGAACAAAAAAAGGCGATGAAATACTTTTAAAAGGGATAAGTACATCTCTTTTTTATATAACGGATATAGGGATAGGGATAGTAGATGATGAAACGATTGATTTTGAAGAAGAAAATACAAAATTAAATATATCTTACAGATATGATTCAAATCCGTATTCAGATAGGTTTGTTCTTGTTGCACAGAAAGAGAACGACTTTATTGGGGCTGAAAACATTTGGTTGGACATTGCAAGTTATACAACATGGCAAATTATACAACATGAGCGGAATAATAACACAACAAAGGATACAACATGAGCGGAATAATAACACAACAAAGGATACACGAACTCGGTACATATACACAGGTATCGCCCGGTGATGTAGGCTACAAAGACCCTTCGACTATTTATTTGCCTGTTGATAAGAATGGGTTTACAAGACCTTTAAAGATGGCATTATCAGATTTTCTTTCCTCGCAACACATAGAAACGGCTGCGATAACCGCAACTTCGGTAAATGTTGATGTTACTTACAGTAAACAGTTTCTTGATAGCAGTTATTTTTTTATGAAGCCTTATGTTTATAAATTGGTTACTTTGCCAAGCGGGGGCGTGATAAGGCAAAACGTTCCGCACGATAACATAACGCCAACTTTAACAGGGTTTACGTTAAGATTGATTGAATTTCCTCCAGAGCCTGTTGTAATTACTTATTTCGCATCAGAACCAGTAATAGCTACATCGTTTACAAAGGACTATATACAAATAACGGCGGCCGACCCTACCATTAACATCCCTGGAAGTTCAAGGATACAGGTAATAGGGCTTTCAAGTATAGAGAATTCTGGATTGACTTTGGCATCAAATGAAATAACGGTATCAAAAACATCAAAATATCTTGTTTTTATAAGTTTTGCATCGAGCAATGGGAGCGGTGGTTCTTTATTGCTTGATTTAATGAACGAAACACCTATAAGTTACGGGACTACCAGAAGGTTCGACCATTTAACGAATTATTCAAATACGATCTTGCAATTTGAAAAAAGTTTTTCGGCCAACGAAAAGATAAGGCTTTATATAGAAAACATTATCGGGTCGGCAGGATCGTTCGATTTATTAGATTTATCAATTACAATACAGGAAATATGAAAAAATTAATTTTATTTTTAATGATGTTGCCTTTATTTTCTTTTGGGCAAATAGACGATTACACTATAAGGGCTAGGTATGAATTAAAAACCGACAGTATATTTGTTATAGGAAAAGACACTTTTAAACTCGCAAATCCATTACAGGACAATCAAATAATGCAAAGGGTCAATGGTACTTGGGTAAATACATTTATTACAGGAATACAGGCATCCGATGTATCATATAATATAGCTGGCACAATTTACGATAGTACAACCGTACAGGGAGCTATAACACAGATCGGAAATCTTTTTGATGATAGTTATGGCGGATTTGAGCATACTATATTTATTAAAAACGAAGGATCGACACCTATACAAGATGCCGTAGATTTATTATCGGTATCGGATACCGTATTATTGCAATTGGATGCGGGCATATACAATGAAACAGTTACAATAACGAACAAAAACATCTCCATAACAGGGGCAGGTCATTTATCCACCGCTGTGAACGGAATAATAATAACGCAAAATACGCCCGGGATATTTCAGGAACAAAAAATATCAAATTTAACAATAACCGAGACAGTTACACTTACACAAGGAAGCGTTGCGGATTTTAAGTTCATAAGAATGGAAGATGTAACAACAGTTGGGACAATGACCGTTACGGGAGCAAGCAACGAAAATCATTTAATAGCTATAAAAAACGGGTTTAACAATTCGGCAACGACCATTTCCAATTGTTTCTTTTCATCCGAACACAATGGATGGGGGCTTGGATGGACATTGGCAAACAATGCTATATTCCAACACAATGCAGCAGAGATAAACGGAACTTGCACATTGGTAAGCGGAACAGAAGCATATCTTAGTGGCGCAAGGGTTTTGGCGAAGCCGAACGATCCCGGTGTTTCTGCTATTTATATAGCCCCGGAAGGGTCTATCTTGAACACGGACGGCAACACTTATTCAACAGCAAATGTGGATGCTGTCGATCTTTCTGCTCTTGAACTCCAAGATGCCAATTCCTCAGGTTCGATTTCACCAAAATTTATTATAACCGAAAATGTGGACGGAACTATTGATATAAGCAATTTCCCGATCAACCTTTACAACAATATAAACCATTTTGGAAAACCGAGACGATATAATATAACAGGAGTAGATGACCAAGTTTTAACAAACAATTCATCGAATTTTATTTCTGTCGATTTTAATTCGGGAAACCCTATCCTCCGATTCGATACGTTCGACCCATCAAACGAGAGCAATATTGTCCTTATTGCACAAAGGAACAGGAGGAACACGGAACTTCATGGATATGACCTCAATACAGAAGGGGAGGGAAAGGCTGATAAAATCAATAAGCGTTTAAAAAAAGAAGCATTTTTTAAACGTGCAAATGGTTTGATATTAGGCGAATTGCCTACAAGATACGTAACGTCTACTGCCGGACTGTTGTACATAGGGGCTTCCCCGATTTCATTGGGTGCAACGAATTCAAGTACTGGGATTCTTGATTTTTATGCCCATGTGGCAGGGGTATATACATTGAACCCCAATGGTATTACGACCCAGTATAATAATTCTCAATATGATAATGGAACGAACCTTGTTACTATGGGGCCGAATAAATTCAAGAATAATTTTATTTATCGCGATATAGATAATCATGACCATATTTTTTATGTCATTGGGAATGAATTCGGGACTGTTTCACTTGCACTCGCCGAACCTAAACCTACCAACCTACCACAGATAATAACTAATAATTCTACATATCTTGGGCGTATAATTGTAGGTACAGGGCTTTCTACGGCAGCTCTTATAATAAGTGCTTTTGAGGAAAAAGAGGCTGCCTCCGGTGTAATAGACCATGATAATACGGGGAATATCAAAATAGCGGGGACAGGTGTTACTTATGGTCATATCAATTCTATTGTTCAAAGCATATATGGCGCAAAAACTTTCAATTCACCGGTAACCGCACCAAATTTTATCTCCACTGTAGCCACTGGAACAGCTCCTTATGCGACTACTTCGACAACCTTGAACACAAATTTGAATGCAGATTTGTTGGATGGGCAGCACGGAGCGTATTATAAGGCCGAGTTAGACCCTTTATATATCGCCGATACATCTAATATCGCTTTTTTGAATACAAAAAATACTTTCACAAAAAATCAAACAATATCTAAAATTATAGGAGGAACTTCAACAACTTCCGATTTATATCTTCAAACAACGAGCGGAATCGGTACAATAGGGGCTGATATGCACTTTCTCGTTGGGAATAATGGAGCAACAGAAGCGATGACGATATTGAACAATGCTAATGTCGGCATCGGGACGACGAGTCCGTCAAAGAAACTAGATGTTAATGGAACTTCCATTTTTAATGGAGAGTCTATGTTTATAACAGATGATGGCGCTCAATCTGTTTACATTGCTCGTACTGCTGGGTCTGGAAGTGCCCAATCAATGGAAATGTATGTTGAGGATAGAGATTTTTATTTTAATTCTATTCAAGATGAAAATACTGGCTACCATAGAGTTAATTTTAATATAAGTGGTCCTGCCCCAGAAAAATATTATTCTTTTATGAACGGCAACGTCGGCATCGGGACGACTGCCCCGACAGCTTATTTGCATATAAAAGCAGGGACAGCTTCATTTTCTCCTTTTAGGCTTTCAAGTGGAATATTGAAGACATCTCCCGATGCTGGGGATTTTGGATTTTTGAACGATAGGCTTTATTTTGCAATAACAACCGGCCCAGCATGGAAAACATTTGCGTTCCTGACAGATATTTACCCATCTGCCGGGATTGCGCTTTCAACTGGATCGGCTTGGGGGAGTTCGATAACCGATAATTCTACTAATTGGAACACGGCGTACACTGACAGGTTGAAATGGGACGGTGGGTCGACTGGACTTGTGGCTGCAACCGGGAGGACGTCCCTTGGTGCAAATACCATAGGTTCTAACATCTTTACATTGCCAAATCCCGATGCAATAACATTTATGAGCGCAAATGCAAACAATACGGTATCCATGCTGAATGCTGCTGATTTCAGGACTGCCATTGGGGTACTTTCGATAAGCGGTTCTGGCACGACAGGCAGATTCCCTTATTTTTCTGCCCCCGCAACACTTTCCGATTCCCCATTGGAATGGGAAAACGATTCTACTATATTTGTTAAATTTTCCGTTATCGGCGATACGATAAACAGGAGCAACACCGCGGGCGTAGATTGGATTTTATCTTTGAGCAATGAATATCAAACAGTAAGTTCTAAGAATTATTATGGGAAATATGGGTTCAGGATTGATTCTGACAATAATTTACATCTTGACAGAAGGAACATTTCCATTAAAACGCTTCCATCTCCATCGTACTCAAATTTGGAAATAGACCTTTCATCGGGAAATTGGACATTGGAAGCAAACTTAACAGCGGCTACATATGGCTCGGACGGTTCTGTTTCCGATACAGAACTGAAATATATAAACACTTTATCGAGCAATGCACAAACACAACTTAGCGATAAAATAAACGGTTCTGGTACTGCGAATATAGGAACAATGTTTACGGCGAACAAAACAATAGGTAACGCACCGATTCTTTATTCATCCGGGAATGCTATTTTTTCCGGAAAAATAAATACGGACAATGCAACGGATGCAACAACGACAACAGACGGGTCTTTGCAGACAGATGGCGGACTGAGTGTCGTTAAGTCTGCTGTAATCGGTGCAAATATAGCAGCATCGACTTATGGTTCTGATGGATCGGTAAGCAATACTGAATTACTTTACATCAATACCTTATCGAGCAATGCACAAGATCAAATAGATGCAATTACAGCTGGATCAGCTGTACTTTATCAGTTAGTAACGCTAGATGCAACTGCGGTCAGTAATTCCGGGAGCGCGCAAACAATATTGGCAGCCCCCGGCGCAGGGAAGGAATACATGATTGTAGCAATAAGATTAAAGCCAACAGTATCGACACCACTTGAAGTCGGAACGCAAACCCTACAAATAACCACTGGCGGGGGCGCAATATATAGTTTTACCAATAATGAAATTGAAGCTAACAGCAGTGTACGAACGTACAATCCTACGCAATTACCTGTCGCTTGGACACTTGAAAATACTGCCGTTACAGCACGCCTTTCATCTGGTACAAACCCAACAAGTGGGGATGCTACGTGGGCATTTAGGATTATATATAAAATAATAGATCTTTAATTAAAAAACGAAAATTTAAAAAAATAAAACCATGGCAAAAACAGCAGTAAAGATTGATGAAAAAAACATTATGGTATCATGGACGGATACCGTAAACGATGAAGAAAAACCAAAAAATGTACCTTATAATTTGGATTTCCTTAAAGACCAAAAGGCCCTAATAATCGCACAAAGGGAAAAGGAGATCGCAGAAATAGATATGTTATTGGGAATGTTTGAAAATGTAGGTATTTCTACGAAATGAAATTATCATTAAAAATATTCGAGATAGTCCTATGGTCTGCGATTGCCATAAGGATCATAATGCTTTTCATTATAATGGATTAAAATATGTAACTTTAGGGTTACTTTTATAAATAAGTATTAATTAATAATAAAAATTATCATGGAAAATTCAACAACTGAAAAATTCAAAGAAATTGATAAATCTATATACTGCTTGGAATTGCAGATATGGCATTTAAGAAAGAAATTAGACCCAGAAATGAAGGACGAGCCACCAATACCACCTCCTCCTGATCCACCAGGCAATCCATAAGGACATGAAAAACAAGGACGTTCTAATAGTGATATGCATATCGTTGTACATTTATTTCCAATATATTGTTTATGATATTTTTGGTAAAAACAACAATGTTTTATGGGTATTATATCATTGGTTCGTCCCTGTTTTTTTTATAACATTGGCCTTGGTTTGTGTTATTTTTGCTAAAAAAACAAACGCCATTCCAAAATTTAAAAATCCTATATTTTATTTAAAAATATATTCATGTATCACAATATTTGTTACGTGGTATCATTATTTAAGGATTTGTTTTAAATATCCTATCACAAAAGGGTATCTTGATTTTTTTAATGAAATAAAAGAATCTATCATTGTATATAACAGCACCATTATATGGCTATACCTTTCATTTTTATTGTTGGTATGGATAAAGTGGGAATTTATTAAAGAATTTATAAAAAAATGGACAAAAAAGAGAAATTTCAATTAATAGCTATCCATGCTGTTATTACGACCATTATAGTCTTGGCCATAACAGGTATTTTTGGGTATTTTGGGAATACATTTGAAAAAGCTGAAAATGCCGCAAGTATTGATTATGTAAATAAAGCAAACGAAAAACAAGATGCAGCCCTAATGAAGATTGTTGAAAGTTTAAATGTTTCAATAAATTTAAAAGCCGATAAAACATATGTGGACGATGAAAACAAGAGGATGTATGAGCTCTTATTAATAATTGATGGCAGGGTTTATGACTTATGGGCAAAAGCAAACGGTTATAACAATAGAGGTGAAGAAAGCACAAAACGAAATTAATTTATTATCTTTGTTTTACAAAAATAGAATTATTAATTAAAAATTTAAAAACAAAAACGATAATGGATTCAAGAATTTTCGATCTATGGAAAGAGCGAAAATAACAATAAATCAAACAATGAAAATCATTATATTTGTATTTGAATTTATATGGATGCTGATATGTTTTACAATATCAATATATCTATTTATTTTTTTAATATATGGTAATATGTTTTTCCCAAACAAGAATTGGTTTTGGCCCATCGACCAAGGATTCAAGATAACCTTTAAATATAATTTATAAACAAAAAAAACTAAAATTATGAAAGCAAAAGAAATTTTTATGTACGCACTCGGCGCAATAGTATTGATCGGATTTTTTATTACACTTTTCTTTTTAGTAAAAGAAGGTATATATGAAAGCACGATTAATTTGGCAATCGGTGCATTGATTGCCGCATTTGCAACCGTAGTAGGATATTTTTATGGGTCCTCAAAAGGAAGTACCGATAAAAATGAAATGATAAACAATAAGTAGAAAAAAATGTACACAAAAGCAGAACTTAAAAAACTCATTGATGAAGTATTGAAAGGTATCGGGAAACATTCGCCCGATGCCTCCAATTTAATCCAAGGGATAATAGCCCAAGAATCCAGAATGGGAAAATATAGAAGGCAGCTTGGTGGCGGTCCGGCATTGGGAATTTGCCAAATCGAGCCGAATACTTTTAACGATTTGATAAATTATATAAAAAAAGATATACAATTATATTTTAAAATATTGAAAACCTGCAAAATATCGTCATTCGATCCCATTGATCTGATAAGCAACGATAAACTTTCGATATGTATGTGCAGGGTTTTCTTTTTAAGGTTCAAAGAAAAATTGCCATCTACGATAGGAGGTTATGCAAAGGAATGGAAGGTAAGGTACAACACAAAGTACGGAAAGGGTACGGTAGAGGAGTTTATCAAAAACTATAAAAAATACATTTTATGAAAATAACCAAAACGGCAAAAATAGCGGTAACGACATTCATAATTTTTATCCTTGTAATTTCCGCTTGGCAATTTTATAAACTTTTCGACAAAAACAAAACCTACGAAACGCAATTACAATTTTCCAATGCGAAAATAAGCCTATACAGCGATACGGTAACCGTTTTGAAGCAGGATACCGCAAAGTTGTTAAGGCGCATCGACAGCTTCGCTAAAGCGGCACACGAGACATTTTTGTTGCACGAAGCGGAAATACAAAAAAGGTTGGCTTTGGAAAAAGAAAAAGAAGCCGCAAAAGAAGGGATAAAAAACTCCTCAGAGCCGGAACAGGTCAAATTTTTTATCTCTTATACCGGGGAAAATTACGAACCAGAAATCTTCAAGGATAAATATCTTATAAGTTTCCCCAGTATAAGTTATTTCAACAATATTGCAATAGACTATGATTTTTGCATCAGGAACAATCTGTCGTTAATAACCGATCTTGAAATCCGTAACAAAGAAATTTTAAATAAAAACGGTGAATTGAAATCTTTTTATACGTATAGGGAAAAAACAGATAAAATGCTTATTATGAAAAATTCGATAATAGCAGAAAGCAATACAAAATTTTATTTGCAAAACGGCGAAATAAAAAAATACAAAAAACAAAGGAATGTATCTTATGGCCTTACAATAGCCCTTATTTTAATAAAATCCATATTCTAATTATATGTAAATCAGTTATTTAATTAGACATCTTTATGGTTTAAGGGAATCAAATATAGGTTCTCTTTTTTTTAAATATTTATTCTTATTTATACTAAATATAAACAACGAAAAAACTTGACTTCTTGTTTGTTTATTTATATATTTGAAATATGAAACAATCAAATAAACAATTAATCTAAATTAAAAACCATGAAAAAGCACACGATCGAGAAAATAGATTTATGGGACTCAAAAAGACAAGGTGAATCATTCGACATTTCAACTCCTGATTCTTTTGCGGAAAAGAGATGTTCAGAATTGAACTTGATGGGAGAAGAATATAAGCATAATTATGTTTACATTATCAATCCGGAAAATAAAGACGGCTTTCCATTCGAGTTATATGAGACCGATTATTCATCGAGGGCACATGTAACTCCGGTTGTAATTGGAATTTACAGGAAGCCTTTAAAATCGAAAAAAATGAAAACATCGATAAAAGAAGATGAAAAAATTATTTAAAATAATACATTTTATTTTTATTTTTATTTTTATTTTGTTTGTTGTATTTACATGTGATTTAAAAGAACAAAAGTTGAGACGAGAAATGTTAAGGGTTTCTGATTTGCAAGATAAATACATTGAAAAATATTTAAAGCTGCCATTTAAAGGATCGTATGAATTGAAAAAAATATATAATGATTCGATACAATTATACCGTGATAGCGTGCATTACTTTTATATCGAAATATATCCAAAAAATATACATTAATAACAAAATCATAAAAGAAAGTATGGAAAAAAAAGACATATGCCCTATTTTGAAGAAAATGGAGAAAGGCGAAAAGGAAGAGTATCCATCAGATCGGTATTCGACATTGAGAACATCCATTCACAGGATACAAACAGAAACCGGGAAAAGATTCTCATTGAGAAGATCGGCGAAACCATTAAATTCGCTTATTATCGAAAGGGTAAAATAAAAATTATGAAAATGGCAAGATTAGATTTGAATAGTGAAAAGAAACTCCGTAAAATTCCAATACTTATTACAAAGTGGAATGATGAAAATGTGGGATGGCGTGTTGAAATAGCAGACAATTATGAAGACTATAAACCTGTAAAACCGAATGAGGTAAATTTTGAGGACTTATCATTTCTTTTTGAGCACAATGTAGATACCCATGAAGATGACCGCCTACTATTTTATAGAAAAAAGGATGCGGTGGCATGTGCCGAATATATAAATAAAACTTACTTGAACAATAAATGTAAAGTGTGGCTTTACGGGGAATCGCGCCTGATAAATTCATGCCATCCAGTGCATGACAGTGCGCAGGCTATTGAAGATAAATTAGAACATTTAAAATTAAACGAGAAAGAATCGGAATTAGTAAGAATACTTTTAAGGATCGAATTTGATCGTGAAAAATCTGCTTATATTTATTCCAAAGAATATTACGAAAGAATAATTTCCATTTCAGAAAAGTTAGGACTTGAAAAGGAATTTATCCAAGACCTTAAAAAAGACATGAAATGAAAAAAATAACAATAAAAAAAGATAAATCGCTTATTAAATTAGCGACACTTCTTGGCAGGTCCCCCGATTTGCTAATTGAACAAATGTTATCGGCGGCACAAAGAGAAGGATTGACGGACGATGTTTGCAATGTGCAGATGTTATTGGTCGATATTTTTGTGTTGCACGGGGATTTATATACAAACTCCGGGGCCTGCCTACTGTGTACGGGAAGCCATGATTCGAGGATAATAGAATTGTTCGAGAAACTTATTATTCGGGGCGTCGGTGATTGCCCTGAGTGCGGGTGCGAATCCGAAGAAAGCCCAAAAAACAGGTACACTCCATTAGGGCCGCACCCTTGCCTTGACCAACCAGAGATTATCGGCGATGAGCTAATGGTTTGCATGAAATGCAAAAATGAATTTTATAAAAAATAAATTTATTATGAGTGAAAATATAAATACAATGACAACAGAACAAATTTATGAATTATTGATTGAGGCTTCAAAAGTTGAAACCTCTGGATTTAGAAAAAACAAAATACAATGCTTGTTAGGTGAGCAATCCGCTGGGTTTAATGGTGAATATTACGAAATTGAAGGATGTGTGGCTGGAATAAAGCCAATCCTCGATAAACTGTACTTAGATACGCTGGATAATAATCCAAAACTGTTACCTTCTCTATTGCCAGTTTTTGCAATAATATCGGGTGAACGAGAAAAGGAACATATAGTTGCCGATGCTGATTGGAATTTCATTAATAGGCTATAAAGGCGGTTTTAAAACTAAAAATATGAAAACAGTAGACGATTATTTGATTGCTCTTGAAAAAAAGGGCAATGATAAAAACGACCAACTCTTAACAAAGTTGCACGCTTTTTTGATGAACCAAAAAGCAAACGGAAAAGGGAATATGTCCGTAACGAATGTTGAAATGTTGAACTTGATAAATAAATATTTATGAAGGCATTTTTTGTAAATCTGAACACAAAACAAATCCATGTACCAAATTCGAGGTGGTACGAGATCGGCGATTACACAAAGACAAAAATAGCATATCCCGGAGTAACCTCGATTTTACAAGTAAAGGCAAAGCAAGGATTGATGAACTGGCAGATCCAAATAACTAAATTAGGCATAGACCCAAAGGAACTTGGACGGAAGATGATGGACGAGGGCAGCAAGGTACATAATGCAGCAGAAAAATTAACGAACGGTGAAACGTTGACGTATTCTGATGAATATGATTTTTATGGGGAATGGCTACCGATCTGTAGGTTCAAATCCGCGTTCGAGGAACTTGAAATAAAGCCTATCCTCATAGAACAAACCGTGTGGTCGAATAGGATGAAGTGTGCCGGGACATTGGATCAGTTATCATTCATCACATTGAAAGGACTTAAAAATCCGGTCTTGGCATTGATCGACCTGAAAAGGAGCGCAAACGCATACATAGATTACCAATGGCAAATATCAGCTTATAAGGAATGCTTGGTCGAAATGATCGAAAAACAAGATAGCATGAGCAAATTCCTTGTATCTTATTTGTGCGATAAAATGAAAATGAGATCAAACGAGATACTCGATGAACTTAAAAAGACAAGGTGTTTTTTGCTCCTTTTGAACACGCCGACAAAAAAAGGGTGGAGATTGGCGGAGGTTGAAAATATCGAAACCAAACTTGCGGGATTCGAGGCTTGCAATACATTGTTCAAAGTGGAATACCCGAACTTGGAATATATACGTGAACTTTATCCAACTGAATTAACTTTAAATTTATAAAAAATGAATTACAGAGACAAATTAAAAGAATCGCAAGGGGACAACCAGTCATTCCCAAAATTAATACCCGATTTATTTATCGAGGTAAAGGACAACAACGGAGTACCATCATTTTCTTTTTGGGATAAGGATTTGGAGAAACGCAAATACAATCCAAAACCTATTGTTGGAGTATTGATAGGCAAATGTATTGCCGCATCTATCTATGACGACCAGCTTGGCCCAAAAGGCGGAACTTATAAGAGTTCATATTATCTTAACAATAACAATCAAATTGTGCTATTTGGCAATGGGGGAAAAATTGAGGTTAAGGGAACTATTGAAGATTTGGAACGGTTCGCAAATGGATGTACCGGAAATTTATCTAAAAAACAAGTATTATTGGTTCTTACAGATAATGGCTTGATGGCCGTTTCAACAAATCTAACCCTGTCTATCGGGCAGCTATCTTCTATTGGAACCGATGTTTTTTTAGATAAAAATATCATTCTTACTCCAACTCTTTACAATCCCGATGACATAGAAATTTCTTCTAAAACTAAAAAATATCTTGGCAAATTCGCAGCTACAAACAAACCTAAATACGCGTCCATTTCAATTGGAGGGAATATTGACGATACCATGCAAGGATTAAGCGAGGCTGCCGATATGTTTATTGAATGGCGGAATCATATAAATAAAGGCGGTGATGTTATTGTAGAAATAAACGAAGATATACATGAACATTCCATTGATGACATTCCGCCAGAAGATGATTTGCCTTTTTGATTTAATAAGATACCCATATTTGTGCTTTGGTTAATAATGGATTCCGGCAATTTAATTGGGATAGCAGGTTCGATTCCTGCTGCCGGATCAAAAAATTAAACATAAAAAACACAAAAAAATATAAAAATCAGAAAAATTATGAAAATAGAACTTTCTTACAAACATTCAAAACTTGACAAAACACAACAATTCGGATTGGTTATAAATGGAATTAATGAAGATTACGCACGATGGGTGTTTTTTTATTTGGGGAAATATCTGGGTGTAAAAGAACCGTCAATTTTCCCGTATAAAATTGGAGAAATTTTATATGATTATAAACATCTCAACGATGCGGAACGACAAGGATTGCTGATAGCCAATAAAATCGTTAAAAAATTAAAAAAATCAGAACCGATTGTATTTTAGATGGGCCAATTAATTATTTTATAGATTATAAATAAATATCATGAAAAAAACGCAATTACAAAAAGTCAAAGACCATTTAGAACTTTATGGAAGTATAACTACAATGTGCGCATTCAATCGTTATGGGATAACAAGATTGAGCGAACACATAAGAAAATTGAGGAACGAATATTATTGGAGCATCCCGGACGAATGGATTTGTCCATTCAAAGGTAATAGATATAAAGTTTATAAATTTAAAAACAATGCTGAAAATAAAGAAGTTTAAAATATTGAAGCGGATAAAAATCAGGTAACGAAACATAAAAAATGAGGGAAATTTCTACGTATGGAAATATTGAAAGCGGGAAATTAAAAATCTATAAGAAAAGAGAATTCTTGGAAAGTATAGAAATCCTTGGTGGGAATAAAAAAGTCCGTGTTGAAATAATAATAAAAAAACTTTATAAAAAACGCAGCAATGAACAAAACAGGTATTATTGGGGATATATAATAATGGAATTTTGCAGGGGGTTCAAAGAAACAACAGGTGAAATAATATCAAAGGAACAAGCTCATGAATTTCTTAAAAGTAAATTCCTTTATATTGAATTCGTAAATGAAGAACATGGAACAATAGAGCGCATTCCAAGACAGTCATCAAAATTGACAACTGTTGAGTGGATCGAATTCAATGATGAATGCGGGAAATTTATAACCGAATGGTTCGGGATAACAATACTTGAACCTAATCAACAATCTGAATTAATATTTTAAGACAATGGAATTATTCTGGGTTCAAACAATACGATTGATAATAATATGCTTGATTTGCTTTGCTGTTCTCGTGATCGGATACAAAAATGCAAGAAGAAATTAATAACTAAAAAGATAAAAATCATGATAGGAACACAAATAAAAAATGGCTTTATAGACTTTGCAAAAACAGACTTTAGCTGTCCAAATTGCGGGAAAGAATACAACGATACAGATGATAAGTTTTTAAAAAGATGCCAAAGAAATAAAAGTGGAACAACTAAAATAAAATGCGAATGCAGGAAGCCGTTTTTCATGACTTATAATTATAAGTCAGATGCTGTGTCATTTTTATAATATAACCAACGATAGATAAATTTTCAAATTATAACAAAATGAAAAACGAAGCAAAAAAGATTGATAACAAACAAGGCAATGGAGTTTTACCGTGTGTTAGCGGTTCGTTTTCATGGAAAAAACTTCTACACAACTTTTGTTATTGGACAAATCCATTTTATATGCTATCAACTGATTTAAAGAATAGTCCAAAAGCGCAGGCATTTATTGTAGAGCATTTCGGACATATACTTGAGCCAATAGTAATTTGGTTATCTAAAATGTTGTATTGCGCCATTAAGGCTTGTGCGCATAGCATCCGTTACGCTAAGAAAGGCTAATTGAGTGATTTAAAAAGTTTTGAAATTATGACTCATAAAGAAGAAAGAGAATTTATTCGACTAAAGTTTAATGGTAGATGTGCGTATTGCGGAAACCCATTGCCTAATAAGTGGCACGTAGACCATAAAATTCCAGTTGTTAGAAATAAAGAGTTTAATTATGAAAAAAACAAATGGGTTTCCGCAGGCTTTGAGAATCCAGAGAATGACAATATTGAAAACAAAATACCATCTTGTCCAAGTTGTAACATTAATAAACACTCATTGAGCGTAGATCAATTTCGTAGTTTGATTTCTGGATTTATAAAATCATTAAATAGAGACTCTGTGCAATATAAGGTATCTAAAAGATATGGGTTGATACAAGAAATTGATAGGGATGTAGAATTTTATTTTGAAAAATTTCAAAACGAAAATCACGTCCCGTCGGTTTGCAAGTGTATAAACTGGCATCCTTCAATTAAAGCAGATATGGGTAAAAAAGCAAGATGTTCGCATTGTGGTAAATTACGGCAAACTTATTGCTAACGGTGGTGTATGACACGTTTGAATTAAACAGACATTAATTAAAAATACTATACAGTTATGAAAAACACTAAATATACAAATACAGACTACGTGCAAATGTGTTATGACACGTTGTTAGCACCCGTTGTTTGGGGCGTTAATAAATTCGGACAAGAAGTAAAAGAACATGATAAGCTAAGTTGTGGCAATGGACACGATACTTGGTTTACTCACGTAATGTTTGACACACAAAGAAACTGTTGGCACAGGGAGCAAGACTATTACCACAGCCGAGTGGTTGGTTTTTACAATGGGTGCTAACGGTTTGTGTTTGTGTAGTGCGTGAAATATGCACAAAATTTGATACGAGATGAAAAAAACAATTTTATTTAACGACTTCTGTGCTAATAAAAAATGTGAAGAATATATTGCATGGAATTATGATGTCGAAGGTTGTCCAGTAGACTGTGAAAGTTGTAAACTGGTAGGACAAAGCCATGACATTACGGAATATCCTAAAAATTGTTTGTTTTTGAATGACATACAAAAGTTTGAACGAGGCAGAAAGTAAGCATGGAATTTACGCATTGTTAGCGTTATTGTGTTTTGCGAAACTATTTTGCTTCAACTTAGATTAAACTTTGTTGAGCAAAATATTAACGCTAACGGTTTAGGTATGGCATGTAATTTTACGAATTAAAAGAACGAAATAATGGAAACAAAAGTATTAGAAATTATTAAAGATGAAAGTGAAAAAGCAGATGTTAGAAAATACACCTGCATTAACGGATTTGGATATTCGCAGTTTGAACGCAATATAGCAGATAGGGTAGTAAAATTATTTGCTATACCACGTGTTACAAACTGGCGTTTTTGGTATGACAACCGAAACAACAGGATTGTAGGATTTATAGTTGGATTGATTACAGGCATGGCTATTTACGCTTGTTTGTAACGTTGACGCTATGAAAAGTAGCGGAAATCGAAGCACTTAACTATCAAATTACGATGAATTTAAATAAAATTATAAACCACCAAACAGCACCGACACCGCTATTTTTTATAGCATGTGTTATGCGCTGGGCGGTATAATAACAAATAATTATGAAAAGTAATGATAAACCCGTAAACCCAACTCCAATAGCTGGAGGTGATGAATCAGTAGTAAATATTCATTCAATGGCTAATAGTACAGGAATGACAGAAGGAATTACATTGCGTGAACATTTTGCATCAATGGCTATGCAAGGATTATTAAGTCAACATAATCTAAAACAGCCTACTGACCAACAAATAATATGTCAACTTAGCGTTGAATTAGCCGATACGTTGCTTGATGAACTCGCAAAGTAGCCTTGCGCATAACGGTTTGGCTATGTTTTGAAGCCTAACCACAACCACAAATGATTGAATTTAGTATAAACTTGACAAAGGCTTTTAAATATAGCTTTTGTTATAAACTGAAAAAAAAATTATGGCAACAACTATTTGGTTGATACTATCCTTGATTGAAAAAGAGCCGATACCTAACTTTTTGCAAAGCAATGGCAGTTGGGTTAGTTCGTGGATACCTGCATTATTGCTTGATTTATTCGTTATTTACATAATTTTTTATTGTTTATAACGAAAAAGTATATGAACTGAAATTAAAATTTTTTGAGCGATGGCAAGAACTAAAGGAAGCGGTTGGGGTGGTGGAACTATCCTATACCAAAAATGCCCTAAATGCGGCAAAAAGAAAGTAATGTATGATGGTGGTAGCGGAATAAGAGATTTAACCTCAATTCCGTTTAAATGCACCTCATGTAAGCATAGGTTTAATGACTCTGATTTGATTAGAGAGCAATACGCAGCAAAAGCGGGTAGGCAATTTTAATTTTTGTTTATATACAGTGTTGTATTGAGCGCAGCGGCGTTTTAATGCAATACAACGTATGGTAATATGAAAAGTTGGCTTTGTAGTCACTTTCAGTTTACCATCGCAGCTTGATAGCCAATTTTTTATATTACGTGTTATCGGCTGCCTTTTATTGTTAAATTATTAAATATCAAATAAATGAAAAGAGAAATATTATTTAAAGGAAAATCGGTTAATACTGGCGAATGGGTTGAAAGTATGACTATTGCAAAAGGAACTATTAAACGCAAAAAAGATGATGTGTTTATGGAGATTGGCGAAAATAAATGGATAGGTATTGAACCTAAATCATTAAGCCAATTTATAAACCAAAAGGATAAAAACGGCAAAAAGATTTTTGAAGGCGATTATGATGCCGATGGTAATTGTGTTGTTTGGTGTGAAAACTGTAATGGTTTTGAATTTGCTGCTATAGATGTACCAACTAAAGATATTTGCATACCATGCCATAGATGCGATGGAAATTTCTTCTTTGGCGACCAAATAAACGACTTTGAGATTGTCGGAAATATTGCGGACTAAGGTTGCCGATAACGAATAGTGGTAAGCGGTCGTTTTAATGCCGTTTACCACGTGTTACCGGCTGACACGGATTATTAACCACTAAAGATTATTAAATGAACGAATGTAGCAATAACAGTTTTTTGAGCGTTGGCAAAAACGGCTTTGCCGAACTTACACACGGCTCACTTTTTAGTGGCGTTGGCGGGTTTGAAGAAGGCTCTGAGCTGGCAGGAATAAAGACTATTTGGAATTGTGAACTTGAAAATTACCAAAGTAAAATATTAAAGCAAAATTACAATGAAAGCAAACAATATAGAGATATTACAGAAGCCGAAATCAAAGAGCGAGTTAGCATCATTAGTGGAGGTTTTCCGTGCCAAGACATTAGCGTTGCGGGAAAAATGGAAGGTATCACAGGTAAACGCTCTGGGCTTTGGAGTGAGATGTTTAGAATTATTAGGGACATTAGACCTTACTACGTCATCATTGAAAACTCGCCAGCTTTGCTTATTCGAGGATTTGAACAAGTCTTATGCGACCTTTCCAAAATCGGGTATAATGCAGAATGGCAAAGTATTTCAAACATCGCTTTTGGATACCCACACAAGAGAGAAAGATTATACGCTATTGCCTACGCCAACGAAATCGGATTACAAAGCGACATTTGCACAGGTGACGGCTTTAACTCGATATTTAGAAAGTGGACACCAAATCAGAATGATGGATATTCTTTGTCAAAAAGGATTCACGAAATCGGAGCGTGTGAAGATATTAGAAATGGTGATGGGTTTCAATCCTGGACACACAGAGTTGGAAGCATAGGAAATGCAGTAAACCCAACAGTTGCCTACTATTTATTTGAATGTATTAAGCATCATTTTTTAAAAAGGAGGGGAGAAAAAACTGTTATTGCGGACTTACAGCAGATAACTCGATTAAATGTATCGGCGTAGTGTTTGCTGGTAACGGTTTGGCTATGCACCGTATGAGGAACGAATATGGGGTATAGGTGTTGTTACCCACCTGTACCGATTTAATAACGAAAAACTTTAATTGAAAATGAAAACTTTTGTCTTGACTGTTTCAAAGCAGTTTCCAAAAACACACGAAAAGGCTGGAAAATCAACTGGCTTTGTAGAAAATATCTCCCGACTATTTACTAATGATAGTGAGAAGATACATACTATTCGCTCAAATTATGACCTATGGCACAAACGAGCAAAAGAAATAAACGAAGGAAAGGCTGTGTTGTCGATTAGATACTGGTTTGAAATGCCTTACCGTTCAAAGCAAGTTGAAATTTGCAGACTTGAAAGAGTTGGTGTTGAAAAACTTGAACAGCCTGACAACTTCGTATTTGCTCCAATTGAAGGGAAGCCGATTGATTGGGAATTAGTGGCAAAGAATGACGGTTTAAGTTTTGAGGACTTTTGCGAGTGGTTTAAGTCAAGACAAAAAGAACCTATGGCTGTTCTTCATTTTACCGACTTTAGGTATGGTGGGTAACGGTGGCAATAAGAAACGAAAGGGATTGCGAGCCACGAACCTATCAAACCGTGAAAATTTGGCACGGATTACTGAACTTGATTAACCGATTAAACCCTTTTGTTTTTTATTGCGTGTTATAAGCCGTATTTGTTTTATTATCAACCGAAAGTAAAATAATTTAAAAATAAATCACTTTTTACTTGTATATATGATATATATTATATATCTTTACTTCATAATTAATAACAAATAAAACATACAATTATGAGTACAACAGAAGTAAGAGAACAATTAAAAGCAGAAGGAATTTCTGCAATTGTTAAATTGGTAGATAATAGATTTGAAATAAAAGTAAAAATGCAGGAAAACTTTACAAAAGTAGTAAGAATGTTTCCTTTGGCAAATGTAAGCCATACAACGATTAGATAAATGAAAAAGATTATTGATATACCTGACGAAATAGTTAAAGACTTAAAGAAGTTAGCTATTGACCAAAATAAAGACCTAAAAAACTTTATTCAAGACGAACTAAAAAAACTTGTCGAGAACCCTCAATCGAAGCCGTCTTAATATGGCTTATAACGTTGAGTATAAGAAACGTAGCGTTTTAAAACACTTAACTACAATAACTTACAAAAGTGAAATTGAAATAGAAAATTTAATATTAACCACTGGTGCAGCTATGTTTTTTATACATTGTTACCACCAGTACATTAATTAACAGCATGAAGAAATTTAATATAAACCACTATATGTACATTCAGATAACCGATACTGGATGGCAACACCTAAAGCAAACTGTGGGTGAAGATTACATTAAACATTGTATTGAACCTTATAAAACTGATGTAGATGGCAAAACTTGGTATAGATTACAAGCCCACAGTGTATTTGAACTACTGCCAATAAATTTCGGTGGACAAGTAGCCTACAACCCTAATGTAATGTTTGACGATAAAGACCTTACTTAGTATTGGTGGTAACGTTGAGTGTATGGTTTGATTTTTAACGATTTAAAAGAACGAAATATGAAAGATTTAGAACACTTACAAAGAATTATAAAAGAATTGCAAAATGATAAAGATAACGGAAAACTTGGTGATTACGCACAAGGTAGATTAGCTGCATTTAAGATGTCAGAAAAATTAGTTAAAAATTTAACTATACATATTGTTAGCAATTCGGTTTGCTGCGATAACTGCCAACACCAAACACCAAGACATAGTATTATGTGCAGTAGTTGCTTAGGGTTTAATCACTTTCAGCAAACTGATTGCTAATGTTTCGACTGTATGGCGTGAGCCTTGTACTTCACAAGGCGGAAAGCCATTCAATAGATGCTTACGCTATACAGTATGTTATGAGTAGTGACACAAGTTTTAACCTTAAAATAATTATAGAAATGGAAAATGTAAAAGAATTAATTGAATTAAAAGCTATGATGATATTGGCTTGTAAACTAAATAAAGAGCAACTTATAATTGAACTTACAGACCTTGTAAATTCAATTAATTCAGCATCTATCGAAAGTCGAAACATTATGAGTAATGAGGCTCAAAAAGAGCTATTAATTGATGTGCTTAATGTTATTGAGCGTTACTATGATGTAGAATTTGGTAACATTGATAATGCAGTAAGCTATATATTAGCTAAAATTAATAGTGATTGAGCCGTCCACTTGTGGCATTACTCATAACGGTTTGGCTATGTTTTGAAAATATATTTTACTAATTTTTAACTAAAATAAAAAGATAATGAAAAGAGAAATTAAATTTAGAGTTTGGGAACAAAATAAAAAGAAAATGGTATATCCGATTGACACTTTAAAGGTGAGTAACGAGGAAGGATATTCACATTTAGAGCAATTTTTAGATCGTGGAGATTTAGTAATGGCAGACGATTATGATATTAAGCATTATAAAAAGTTACCATGTATTATGATGCAATACACTGGAATAAAAGATGTTGACGGCAAAGAAATTTACGAAGATGACATAATTAACGGTATGACCGTAACATACTGCGGAGATCAAAATGGCGGGCTTGGAATGGCTTGTGGTTGGTATTTACAGCAAGATGATTTTGAAAGATGGATAGAGTTAGAATCTAAATGTAATGCAAATGGAGATAACCATAAAATTGATGGGAATGTACATGAGAACCCTGAACTACTAAAAAGCTAAAAATATATTTATAAAATATTAGCTGTTGTTGTATTGCGCCATTAAGGCTTGTGCACATAGCATCCGTTACGCTAAGAACTGATTATTAATATGCAGATTATCAGCTTTAAACTGATACAGAGACTATGAAACATAAAAAACATTATAGCGTAATGGAATACAATGGATGGCAATAAGAATAGTTGGCTCTCGAAATTTAGTACAGACTTTAATTTGAAATACAAATAAAAACAAAAAAGAGATGGAAAAACATGATTTAAGAACACAAATTTGCATAGAAGTAGATGCAAAAAATATTGATGGTAAAACAGCGAGCAGATTACTACAAGCTATTAATAATACCGAAAATAAGCAAATAAGCAAATTACAACATTTCAAGGACACAACTGTTGGGCTATATGCTTTTGATTGTAACCCAGAAGATTTAATTATAAAATTTGTAAATAGCCAAAGCGATGCTTGTAGTTTATTTACAGAAGATGTTGATAGACTTACTGAAGATTGGAAAACATTTTGTAATGATAAAAATATTGTAAAAAGTCCATTTTTCAGAATTAGTGGGTAGGCTTTTGTTTTTATTCCACACAAACCTACTGCACTTGATTGAAAAACAAGCCAATTATTTTTATTGCGTGTTATAAACTGTAAAAATTATGAGCATATTATTAGACAAATTACTAAAAGAAGCAGACACCTCAACAACCACACAAGCAAAAGATTTGAAGTGGTATATCGCAAAACCATTACCGTTTTATTCGTTGAAAACAAAACTTAAAAGGATAAAAGATGGATTAAGAGTTATGAACGGAAAATCTTTTGCGGTACATTATAAACAAGATGAATAATTTTTATTGTTTATAACGGCTGGCGGTATGGTTTAGTAAAGGCTGACCACTACCGACCAATCGAAGAACAAAACTTAATTCAGCCTTTATTAACTATACCGCTTGTTAGGCTTTCGTGCTTTGCGGGCGGGAAACACAAAGATTATGAGAAACTATACAACATTAGATTTAGTGAGGTTTAACAGGCTTGCAAATGAAAACAAAGACCTAAAGCCAATTGAGTTGATTAAATTATATAATGAAAAGTACCCTGAGAAAACAGCAAAAGAAAAACTGATAATTTTATCAAAGGCTTTAGGAATTAATAACCTACACAAAGCCTTAACTGGTAATGATATTCCAGAGGACGAGCGTTGGGAGCATGAAGCCTAACGGCAAATTGTAAGTTGTCGGGTGCTGTTGAAATACGCACAGAATTAAATTGAAAAATAAATGTTGAATAACTTAAATAGTGAACGGATGAAATTTACAGACAAACAAATTAAGGCAGCAAAGGAAGTGAAAGAAGAAGTAATACACGGTACTTTGTATGATTGGAGACATATTTACATGGCTGGTGAAATTTGCATGTGGGACGAATTACAGCAAAAGAAAGTGAACGGTGTTGAACAAAGCGAAAGCACCTGCAATTTACAAAATGTTATAGATAGGTTTTGTGCGTTGGAAGATGCGATGAAACTTACTCTTACAAAAAACATTGGTAAAGTTAGTTTAATAAATAGATTTGAAGAACTTGGTAAAGCGCTGGGGAGGGAAACTTCTCTATAACGTTGAGCGTATGCGCCTGTTGGCGTGTTGATTAGAATTACATAACTTTAAAAACAGATATAAGATGAAAAAAGAAAACACAGTTAAAAATACCACTAAGCCAATGGCGTATGACGCATTGTTAGGTGTTGTTGCTGCCGAGCTAACCCAAGCAGCCGAAATAATACAACACTTAAAGGCTTATGGAATGATACACCCAGTTACAGGAGTTAAATACCCAGAAGGAACGCACCAAGATTTTATTAGAAAAGCTGATGAATGGCTATGGCGTTTCCGAGGCAATAACACCTAACGGTAAATTGTATGGGTTGATTTTGCCCGATTTAAAATAACAAATGATATGAAAAAAGACTTAATTAAAACGCTATGTATTTTCCAATACTGGCTACACGACAATTACAAAACAATAAGCACCAGCTCTATTGATATGACAAATAGAGCTTCTGAATTTGTACAAAGCAAAGGGCAAAATTTACCTGTACAAATTGTTAGCGATAGTACGTTAACTAAACATAGAAGCCTTGGATGGGTTCGAGAAGTAAAGCAGTATAAATGTCCTCACTGCTTAAGAAATCAAGTGCCTGAACTGGCTTCATTTTGCCCAGATTGCGGTGCTAAATTTGATTGGGATTAGTATTATCGCTAACGAAAAGCAATAAGAAACGTGCGAAATAACGCACAAAACTAAATACGAGTACTGATTTTAAATAAAAAAAGCGATGGAAGAAAACACAGTATTATTGAGCCTTGAAAAATATGATAGGCTAGTTGAAGCTCATAAAAAAGTAAATGAGCCAAGGAAAAAAACAGTATTAATTGAAAGCGCAATGTTTAGCCGTTATGAGTGTAAAACAGATGACGAAGCGACTGCGAAATTGGCGAATGATTTAAAAGAGGTTAAGGCTGAACTGGCAGAAGCTAAGGCGAAGTTAGACAAACTGCCAAAAGAAATAACGCTTGATGACATTAAACAAATGAGCTGGCGTGAGTTTAAGAAGTGGAAGCGTGGGTAGGCTTTTTATTTAAAATTGCCCCAATAACCCACTAAAGCTAATACGAGGCACAGACCTAAGCATGTTTTTTATTGCATGTTGTACGCTGTGCCTTGTTTAAAAGCAAACTGAACTACCAATTACGCACCAACCTAATTAAAGATTTTAGGCATTGCGTACAACGGTAGTAGGTAAGTTGCGTTGCGTGAATTTAGTAAAAACTTAAAAAATATAACAAATGTTAAAATTTATAAAAAACTTATTTAAAGGTAAAAAGCAGCAATGCAATTTACCTGTTGTTAGCGGTAGTGCTTGGGATTTGCCTGATGGCGTTTACCAAGTTGGAGTTGATAAAGCAGCTAAAGGAAGTAAAGACTATAGCTGCCGTGTATGGATGAAAAAGGGAATAAGTGGAGAAATGATAATTGTAGCGGAGGAGCATTACCGCTAACTATGTTATATAGTTACTTAATTGTTATTAATTTAAAAATCAAATAATTATGATTGAATATATTTCAAATACTGAAAAATTTATGAGTAGTTATAATTTATTATTGCAGAAAGTGAAAGAAAGGTGGGTCCGGGCCGATTGCAAAAGAACAGGGATTAATGAAACGAAAGTTAGTAGAATAAAAAACGGGCAATTTGATATTTTAACATTAATAGAAATGGCTTCTGTGTGTAATCTTGAAATGGATTGCGATATTAAAGAAATTTGGCATTAAAGAAAAATAGAAGAAATAACAAAAATTTATATATGAAAAGGATACAAAGAAAAAGGACAAAAGGTTGGAGGATGCCAGATAATACTATTTTTGTTGGCAGACCTACAAAATGGGGAAATCCGAAATGAGAAAAAAGGGACGTATTTATATTGGAATTTTCGAGAATTGCATAAATTATGAAAATGGATATTGCAAAGAAAAAGGCATTGTTTTGATAAGAAAAGACAAGGTTTGCCATACTTGCAGGGATTTTAAGAAGATTAAAAAATAATAGATGAAAAAGAAAGTAATATTAACGTTTAAAGCAGAATATATTTTAGAAGCCAAAGATGAGGATTCTATGAATATTCTTGATGAATGGGTAGAAGAGCTTGATATGACAACAAGTAAAATTAGTAATGTAACAGGCTCAATAAATAGAATCCGAGTTGATAAGAAAATTTTAAAGAAATGATAGTAGATGAATTACCATAAAATTTAAGATAAAATGGAAAAAACAACAAAATTTAAAATCAGGGAAGGTATTAAACTACCTAAAAAAGAATCTTATCGCAAATACCCATTTTCAGATATGGAAATCGGAGATTCGTTTATTGTTGGCAAGTATTCAAGATATTTGATGACCAACTGTTTAAATGCAGCCAGAAATTGGGCAAAACAATCTGATAGAAATTGGGAATTTGCAGCCAGAAAAATAGAATATGAAAAATCAGGGACTTACACAATTGGGATTTGGAGGGTTTCTTAATGAAAAACTATTTAATGTAATGGATTATGGATTCTAAAACAATCAAAAAATATTCAAAAAAAACCGTCCCGCAATTAATAAAAATTGCAACACTGCATTTTAATAAATTTATCAGGGAAAGGGACAAGGATTTTGGATGTGTCTCATGTCAATCAAAAGTAAATCAGGCTGGACATTTTTATTCCGGTGGTCATTATTCAGCCCTTAGATTCAATCAGAACAATGTACATGGACAATGTACAAGATGCAATCTGTACCTTTCTGGAAACCTTAACGAATACCGAAAAAATATTGTTAAAAGGATAGGTGAAAACGGACTTGTTAAACTTGATGAACTCGCTGCATATTATAAAAGGAACGGGTTTAAATGGGATAGATTTACACTTATAAAGATCATAGAGGAACATAAATTATTAAACAAAAAAAAATGACAAACGAAAAAATATTGGAATTATTGTGGGAGCTAAAAACGGAAGATAAATTTTATTTTATTTCTTACGGGATTGATCTCTTTAGTGGTGGATCACGTGAATTAAGTCGAAGAAATCGAAAAATTACTTGATATTAACTAAATAATTACTATCTTTATGGTGCAGTTCGGTCATGAAAAAAATAAATCCCATATCGTTAACATCGCCTAATCCGAATATTTCGGGACCGGACTGCCTTTGTTCTCGGTATGGGTATTTTATTATGAAAGAAATTTGAAAATATAAAATTTAATCAAAATGGGACTAAATAAATCAAAAGGTAATATGTATGGGTTTATCACCCACACTTGGAACACTGTTAAAGGTGCTTGTTTTCACGATTGCAGTTATTGTTATATGAAAAGATGGGGTAAACAAAACCCTATTAGATTTGATGAAAAGGAATTAAAAACAGATTTAGGAATTGGAAATTTTATATTTGTTGGAAGTAGTTGTGATATGTGGGCTAAAAATATTCCTGATGAATGGATAATTAAGACATTGAAAAAATGCGAAATTTCTGATAATAAATACCTTTTCCAAACCAAAAACCCAGATAGAATACTTCATTTTATGGACGCATGTATTATTAGTGATAAATCTATTGCATGTACTACAATTGAAAGTGATAAATTTTATCCTGAAATAATGAAAAATTCACCACATCCAGTACTTAGAAGTTTATCAATGGAAGAAATAAGCGGTGCGATTAAAACATTTGTAACAATCGAACCGATAATGGATTTTAATTTAAAAAATTTAATACAAATAATAAAACGATGTAATCCAGAACAGGTAAATATCGGTGCTGATTCTGGAAATAACAATCTACCAGAACCACCAAAAGAAAAAGTTTTAGAACTTATTTCTGAACTTCAAAAATTCACAATTGTACACAAAAAATCTAATTTGAACAGGCTTTTTTAATTTACAATATACAGTAGAACAAATGCAGGAATTAGACCATATTCCAACCGATGAAATTGTTCAGGATATAAAAGATACTGAGCGTGAGGTAAAGGATTACAATGATGAACTTGAAATATTAATGAGAAATCCACCTCAAAATAAATTGCGTATTTATATGATAGAAGGTCATATTTTACAACACAAAGAACTGATAGAAAAACTCAATAAAATAATAAGGTTCCGTGAAGGCGTGCGGGAATAATTTTATTTGTTTATAACGTCTTGATGTATGAACTGATTTTTTAACGATTAAATAAACTAAAATGAAAAATATAAAGATAAATTTTGAAGGTAGAAACGAAGGTTGTGCTTTTTTTGCTTTGTACGCAGGACTTAGAATGTACAACGAATATAAGCACGAACAACACAAGGGTAAAGATTCATTCAGTACCGCAGGAGCAGAAGCCTATGGCATCATGGAAGACCTTAGATATAGCCACCCTAAAGAATATGAAGAAGCAAAAAAAGAGTACGATAGTGAGTTGAAAAATTTGATTATACATCTTGTTAGCCAACAAAGCGAACAGTTAATTAATTTTTTAACATGGCATGATTCGGAGAACTTAGGTTGCTTACCTGACGGAATTGAAGGCAGAGTGGATGAATATCTAAAATTAATTAATTGTGGCTAACTATGTTATATAGTTACTTAATTGTTATTAATTTAAAAATCAAATAATTATGGCAAAAAGATTTACTGATACAAATAAATACAAAAAACCCTTTATAAGGGGCTTACAAGGGGCTTATAAGGTGCTTTGGGATTATATTTGCCTTGATTGCGACCATGCTGGAATTTGGATTGTCGATTTTGATGTAGCACAAATATATGTAGGCAAAGAACCGTATATGAAAGTTAATAAATTAGATGCATTAAAATTTTTTAATACAGGAGAAATAAGAATTATAGAAATTAATGATGGATCAAAATGGTTTATACCTTCATTTATAGAATTTCAATATGGATTTTTAAATGAACAAAATCGAGCGCATAATTCTGTTATTAAAATTTTATATAAATATGGATTTTATAAAAATAAGGGGCTTGCAAGCCCCTTACAAGGACGTAAAGATAAAGATAAAGATAAAGATAAAGATAAAGATAAAGATAAGAAGGAGAAATTTGAATTATTTTGGGAACAGTATCATATGATGACTAAACTTTTGAAATCAGATAAATCACCTACTGAAAAACACTGGATGAAACTTTCTTACGATGAAATGGATAAGGCAATTAGTAATATTCAGCCTTATTACAATTCCTTAAGGCTTATAAATAATAAAAAACCAGTTAAAAAGGCGAGGACTTATTTATCCGATAAAAATTTCAACGATGAATTTATTGAACCAATTAAAAAATCAAATCCACAAATATTCGAGATCGACCCAAAATTTTCACAATGAACTCTATAATTTCAGAACGGGGAAAAGAATTGGCGGAAAGCCAATTGTTATTTAAAAAAAGGATAAGAAATGAAGCAAGGAGTGGATTGTCTGAAAATTTTATTAAATTTTTGATAGGTTACCATGATTTTACTGAAAAATATATTTCAGAAGTTGAAATGGAAAATTTAAGATTACATTTAAAGGTAAATAAACTTAATAAAAAATCAGAGGCAGGTGTAGATGCTGTTTCATGGCTTCAGTCAATTTTAATAAAACAACTGAAAAAATTCAACAATGAACTTAGAGCAATTAAAGAAAGAAAGACAAAAGGTTAAAGACGCCATCTATCTTGAAGACTGCAAAAAGTCAATGATGGATGGTTTCCGCAATGGATATGAAATAGGGAAAACAACACATTTTTATGAAATCGACCGTCATTTCAGGTGGCTGAAACAGAATGTCATAATATTCGGCGGTTATGGAAATCACGGTAAATCAACTTTTTTATATCAATTATTGCTTTTACGGGCATTGAACAATGGAGAAAAATTTGCAATATTTTCACCGGAAAATATGCCTGCGGACTTTTTTTACAACGATCTTATTCATACATTGATCGGAAAATCGACCATACTTCAACACTCAAACAGGATGACGCAGTTGGAATATGAAAAAGCAATGGAATTTATCAATGAACATTTCTTTTTGATTTACCCTGAAAACGATGAACCAAGTCCTGTATATGTAAACGAAAGGTTCAAAGAAGCAATCGAAAAGCATAAAATTGACGGGTGCATAACAGACCCTTTCAATCAGCTTGACAGGGACTGGGAAAAATCCGGTAGGGACGATAGGTATATAAGCGATTATTTGAACAAAGAAAAGAGATTTTCACAATCTAACAATGTTTATAAAATAACGGTCGTCCATTGCCATTCGAGGGTTTCGTTCGATGAATCAGGTATGTTAAAAGAACCGAATGTTTATAGTATTTCAGGTGGCTCAATGTGGAGCAATAAAGCAGACGATATTTTATTTATTCACAGGCCTTACAAGCATTCAGACCCAATGAACACCTCAACAACTTTCATCTCGGACAAAATAAAAAAACAAAGGATTTGCGGATTTCCGGGAAGCGTAATATTGGATTTTAATATTTTAGAAAATAGATATTATGTAAACGGGAACAGCCCATTTTCAAAATTTGATAATTTTATGAATGATAAAATTGAAAAGTTTCAAAGAAAAATATAACAATATGAAAATTACTAAAAAAATGAAAAGAGAATTACTTCAAGATTACGTGAAAAAATATGAAGCTCTTGAGAATATATCCTTTAAACTTTATAGGCTTGGATATGAGGATTTATGTAAAGGCATTATCGAAGAAATGGCTGGATTGAAATTATTAATAGAATGCTGTGAAAATATTAATGAGGACGAAAAAAACAAATAAACCAACATTGGACATAGGCTTTTTCAAAGAAATCCCATTATATCCGACAAGATTTTCAGTCGATATTTGGGTTTGTAATAATCAAGATAATCTTGCAAAATATTTCAAAAAAAGATATGGTGCAAGCGTTGAATATTACAAAGAAGAAGTAGCCCCAAATCAAGTTGCAAATTTACATTCGACCATTGAATCAGAATTAAATGGGGAGGTAAGAATAGTAATGAATGTCATTGATTGGGATTTAAATGTAATTGGACATGAATTGATTCATATAATTTATCATTTAGATAAAATTTGTAATTTAGGCATAGATTTCCATTGTCAAGAATGGGTAAGTTATTTGTTCGAATATTTATTCGAACGTTGTAAAAATGATGGCAGTTTTAAATCGTGCGATTCAATATAAAAACAACAATAATATGAACGAAGCATTGAGAACACGAATAGACGAACATTGTCAAATGGTAAAATGTGGCGTAAAGCCATTAAGTTTATTGACATATCAAGCAAGGTATCACGAAGAAGTAATAAATATCATAAAAGATTACGATCTTTATTATTCATCTGAACCAAATGGCAAAGGATGGCTGACAATTTATATTTATAAAAACAAAGCAATTGGATTCCTGATCCCGGAATTGCCAAAAACCCCTAAAAAACCAATCGAACATGCTTTAGTTGGATTGTTTTTGGGATATGGCATAGATTCGATTTGTGAATTTATATTTAAAAAATATAATTTATTTTGAACGGCATATAAAATACTGGCAAGAAACGATGGATGAAATTTATATAGCTCAAATGGATTACGGATATGGCAAGAGTGATAAAAGTTGGTTGCCTTGCACTAAAGATGATGAATTTATTTACTTTAAGAGAGACGAAAATGGCGTACACGCTTGGCACTGTAATAAAGTATCATTAAGTGACCATAGATTACTTGATTTGAAACCACAAGCTTTTAAAATTATGTGGGAATATGCGATAATACCAATTAGCTTTAAAGATTACAATGAGTATGTTGATTGTTTAAATGATTATGGAAAAGAGGGGTGGATATTTGGAGCAATGATACGGACTTACGAAGATTCACCAATGATAGGAATTACGACACACGACTATGTATGCAGACGTGCGAATAATTTTTATTGTTTATAATCTTCGATGCGTATGTTGAGTGAACCCGATGTCGCATTTTAGCGACCCGTGAGTTCACGAAGAAACATCCATAACGTAAAAATACAGAAAAATGAAAACAGAAAAAGAAAAATTAATTGATGCTCAAAAAGAGTATATTAAATTTTTAGATAAATACATAAGTGGAGTTTCAATGTATTTACATGTTCACGGACAAATTCAAAATGATAAAGATGTTAAGAAAGGAAAACTTATGAGGGATAAAATATCAGAATTAGAAAAATCAATTAATCCTCAGAATGAACCCGCTGGGCATCGAAGATTAGAGGATAATAAGGTTCAAAAAAAGCCTTGTCCTCATCCGGGAATCATGTGTTTTGACACAATGAAACCTGTTAAATGTTGGAAATGTGATAAATTATTAAGTAAAAAAGGCGATTGAACCGTTCGTTTTTACGATATTAACCATACCGCTTGTTAGCGTTTCGTTTTTGAGCGTTGGCGGTAGAAAACTTAAAATATCATGGGAGAAACAGCAGACATGATACTTGATGGTATCTTAGATGAACAAACAGGTGAATATATCGGTGAGGCGGTAGGATATCCACGGACAATGCAGAAAGGATGTTATAACTCAATTAAAAAACGAAAGCCTAAACGAAACATTAAATATGCGATGAAAGGCGAAAGTTTAGGAGGGTTGCATTTAGTGGGAAAGAACGCTATAATCGAAAATGTAGGTGAATGTGAAATTGTGGACTATATAGGGAAAAGAGGTCGTAAAAGATATGTTTTGATTGATAATGAAGGTAAAGAACATAGAGTTGAATTTAGCAGTATGACGCTGTGCGTTGGCAAATGAACGCTAACGGTAAAGCTATGTTGCGTGCGAGAATACAGAAAAATAATTATACGTTAAATAAAAAAAATAGAAATTATGAGTGCAAAGGATTTTAAAAGAAAAAAAGCAATTGCATTTTTAGGGTTAATTGGAGTTAAAACAGACACTAAAATAAACCTAGAACATGGAAAAGATTGTGGTGCTACAATGAAATTAATAGATATTATGGTTGCGTTTTATGATGATATGTGCGATACACAAAAAAACACCGTATGCAATTGCACAAAAAGCTAGCGGTGTTGACTTGGTGTTTACGTGTACTTGCGGCGAAAAAATAAACTTATAATATGGTTGCTAATGTTAGTATAAGTGGCGTTTTTTCTATGCCATTTATACATTGTTACCTGACTGGTACGATTTATAAGCCTAAAACTTTGATTTAAGCACACAATAAGTAACTATTTATTTTTTAGCGTTGGCAAATTAATGAGGCACGAATTAAAATATTTACAAAATAATTAAAATAATTTGCTTTTATAGTTGATAATTACAAAATAAGTTATATATTTGTAGTGTAAGAAACAAACAAATAGAAATTATGAAAAGAAATGTGTGGATACCAAAAATGACAAAAGGAAGATTAGAAAGATTATTAGCCAAATCAAAGTTAACTAATGATGAAAAAGAAGATTTGTTAGACTACAAGTATTTTTTACTTAATCAAAAAGTTTGTGCTTATGAGAAAAAATTAATGGATGCTGTAAGTGTTAATCAAGCAGAAGAGTTTTGCGATATTAGAGGTTGTATTTTAGTTCCTAAAAATATGTTTTGGTTAACTAACATAAATCATTTAACTAACGGATTTAAAAGCGAATACTATTTATAATGGCATACATATACTACAATAAAGAATTAAACCAATACAGATTGTTTGGAAGCCTTCCTGTAATGTGTAAGACTTGCGAATTAGATTACACGCATTTACAATACGCATTTAGAAATAATAAAACGGAATACGAAAACGACACTTTAAAGATTATTAAGGTTACGCTTGAAAGGGGTGGAAAAAAATAAATAGTTACGTGTAGATAAAAACAGGTTTTAGAATTAAGCACGAACCTAAGTACTTGCAGGTACGAAAAAGTATATGATTTCGAGCCGATAAATGGCACGAAACTACAATAACAGAATAAAGTAAATTAATATTATAAACTAAGAAGATAGCACCAACACGGCTTGAATTATATACGGTGTTGTGCATCTTTTAAAAATGCGGAATTATGCAAGGAAAATACCTTATAAACACAGATGAATGGTTTGTTGCACCAAATGGTAATAGCTACAAAGCAGCGTGGGGAAATGTTGAAATAATAGAAGACACTTCTTTAGGACTAAAAACTAACAGAAATAGTACAAATTGGTATGCTAGAGTGGGGAGCGAGGACAACCACATAATAATAGCAGGTTGCCAAATACACTACGCTGTTAGATGCGAGAATAAACCTAATACAGAACCGAGCGAAGAATGGCAAGCAGATGCAGCCAATGGGCTAAAAGAATATAAAGCACCTGCCCGAATATATATAGCTGAGTAGCATTTTTTATTGTGCACAACAACGCTAAGCTGAAATTCGTTTCAATGAATTTTAGCGACCGTTATCAATCGTATGACGGAGGCTGAGCTTGTCGAAGCCGAGTAATATGATTGACAGGACAGACAAAAAGTTTTTAAATGCAGATTTTTATATAAATTTAAAAAAAAATGAAAATAAACATAACTTGTTCATGTGGAAGGGTATTCGATGTTATAGGTAATGGGATCAGGTTCATTCATCATGGAAAAGAAAACAAAATAATGTTAAAAGATGAAATAATACGTTGCAAATGCGGATCGGATAACCTTAATTTTACGAGTAATTTAAAAATAAAAAAATCGGATTACCCATAAGTAAAGAGCTTTATTTATTTTGATTTTGATTAAATATTTATTATATTTGTATCTTGTTTCATGTTTATATATTTAGATTAGATGTTTGGTTAGTAAATTGGTTAAAAAGGGCTATTTCTCGATAGCCTTTTTTTATTATACAAAACCCGATCCTGATCTTATAAGAAAATAAATTATGGTTATATCACACATACCGCTAAAGCTAATATTAGTTGAAGACCCAAAGGTTGGAGGTTACACATCTTTTTTTGCGCAATTCCCAGAAATTTTGGCTCAGGGTGAAACAGAAGATGAGGCAACTGAAAATTTGTTTAAAACGGTTAGTATTGTTTTTAAACACAAGGGTGGTATTGGACATGGTGTTAAGAAGAGTGAATATAATGTTATAGAAAAAGACATAAATCTTGACACCTGTGAATGTCGGAAATAATCCTTTAATTACAAGTCATGGTTTACACGAATGGATTTTAAATGCGTTAATATCGACTTTATTTACCTAAAACAAAATAGAACGAATATAAACAATATACATAAATACCTGAAATAAAATATAATAAAAGGAATAAAAATAAAAAATAAAATATTTAGAATATTTTTATTATCTTAGCATTATAAAATCTCCGAACATGATAAAAATATTAAAAAACGAAAAAACAGAAAATGGTAATTTTTTTATATTTTTCAATACCGAAACAAAGGAAAAGGCAAGGATAAAAACAGACAATACATCTGTATTGGCGTTATGCGAACTAATAAACGGGGAGCGGATAAATTTAAAACAGGCAGAATGCTTTAATCTTTTGGATTATAAAAGCATCTTATTAGAGAAAAAAGAGACACGTGTACAGTCGGACGTAATGGACATATCATATTTATTGGTGAGTATAAACGGGAAAGATTACCTTAAAATCTTCCATAAAGGACAGGATATGCTTTCTTTCAGCTCCGCACCGATCAAAAACATAAAATCCTTTATGGCTTATACGGAAAAAAAACTACAAGATGTCGAATGGGGCTTGATTGATGAGCGATCCGCTATTATAGAATCATCGGAATCCATCCTTTCTGGAATAAGAAAAGCCAATGGTTTTTATTCAATAAAAAAATAATTTATTTATATCCGTATTTATTATTTATAACTGCATTTACCTTTTATTTATAGTGCCATTTATGCTTTATTTATGGCGCCATTTATCGTTTATTTATGGTTGCATTTATATATGGCGCATTAGCCCAATATAGATATATAGACACAGCGCATATGTATTAATATATATAAGAACCTTTAATTGCTATAAATAATGTACATATGTTATAATGCTTCAACTATTTGTAATTAATATAAACAACATATATAAAATATTGATAATGAAATAATTTGAAATGAAGCTTAAAAAAACGCTTGACAAATTTCTTAATTTGCTGTAGATTAGCAGAAAATTATTAACCAAAAACTTGCAAAATGAAAACGATTAAATCAAACAAATTAAATTTAAAAACCATGAAAAACTTGAAAAATGCAATTACAGACAATCTAATTAATTATTATGCGAATTCAATTAATTTATTCGATTTTGTCGAAAATAATATTTCGCCATTCATTGAAATTTCTGAAGAATCAAAAGAAACAATACGATTGATAATATCGCAAAGCCAAAGAGGGTGGTATGCAATTGAATGCGATGAGGAAGGGCCCACAAAAGAACAGGACGAAGAAATGGACGCCTATATAGAATCGGTAACGGCCGAAATTTTAAATTCACTATAAAAAATAAAACCATGAAATTCACAAAAGATCACTACAAGTTAATCAAGGACAGGTTTATAAATCTTGGAATTGATGCAATTATAGAACACCAAGCATATTGCTTGCTCAATAATTATTCAAAAACAAGATTTGTGTGGGGGGTTTATTGGGAAGCCGAGGATGAAAATTCAAGGTTGGATACATCCAATTATTCGGACATACACATCGAAACGGCCATAACAACGGCAATAAAAGAACTATTAAAAGATAAATACCTTTATTAAATCGCTTTAACACCCCTGCCCCACGGGCAGTATTTCAAACAAAAATCAATTAAAATAAACATAACATCATGAAAACATCGATAAAAGAAGTATTTGAAAGCGGAAGTTGGATGATCCAACGAATCCATCAAGGAACAAGCAACAAGACAAGGCGCATTGATGCAAAGCGAAGATTCCCAGAAGCTGATGGAAAGAATTCATTTTCAGAATGGTGCAGCACTGCATACGCCGATAGGTTGGCGAGAGAACATTATGGGAAAAATACCAATGATTTTATGTGTTTTTGCTATTAAATAATTTAAAAACTTGCAAAATGAAAAAACTAACAAAAAAAGAATTAGCGGAATGGTATGTTAGCGCTCATTCCGACTGCGGACACGTATTATATTTTTCAGGGGATCCCCGTTCAGCGGTAACCGAAGATTATTTTTTTAAACACCTGATGAAAAAAAGGAGAGGGGAATTGGTCGAATTGATCTATAACCATTCAGACGAGGGTAGGGCGTTTTTAAACAAATAATCAAAAAAAATGAAAGAAATTTCAACAAATAATTAGGATTTTAAACAAATATTAAATAACTTAGCATTATGGAAACCAAAGTATTACATAATAAATTCAAATATATATTGGAAGGATTGGCCCCTGCCGGAAAGGAAGAGGAAGGGCATCTGTACATTGAAGTTGACGGGCTTACATATGACGTTACAGCGAAGCCCGACATATACCATGTAATGGCGTACGATAGGCCAAGGAATACAATAACGGTGGATACATGGCTGCCCGTGTTCCCCGGGTTTTACGGGACTATTTTCGATCACGGCGAAGCCATCGACATTGAACGCGAAAACATTGAACAGGACAGAAAGGATAAAGGGTTATCACCACCGCTCACACAAAAAGAAATCGAAAGCATTGACTTCGATATAAATTCAAGGATGAATGACATTGCAGCGAAATGTTGTGGAATAATGGAAATGGAACTATCAGGCTTCGTACACTCAATAGAATTCCAGGGAGTCCATAGCCCACGCTCCTACAACTTCACGAACGATCAGATCAATTGCCGTATCACGTTCGACATGCAGGCGGCCAGGAAATACATAACGGATGACATTGAAGCATTCAAGGCCCACCTAAAGGAACGGTACACATCAAGGGATGGGTTTATCCCATTGCAATCAAGCGACGCAAAAGATTGGCAATTCTACGATGTGCTAAGGGACGAACACAAAGCGGGCGAAGTACTCCAGTTTATCTGCAACCAACAGGGCATAACAGATGAAGACCTGCAAGAGGCCTCAATGATGTACATCAGCGCCAATAACTACGATTACGAGAAGCACGAGATAATCATTAACAACAAGTGAATATGTAAGCTAAACAATTTAAAACCCCTCTCAATAACAACAGAGGGGTTTTTTTATGCAATAACACACCAAACCAATACAAAAGAAGCATACTTACAGTAAAGCCCTGTCTATACTATCCGGATCAAAACAAACCAAACTATCCAAAGGCTAAAACAAACCCAAAGAAGATCAAAGCAAACCCCATAACTTGTGGAATAAAGGGTTAATGGGCAATTGTCTTTTTTAAATCCTTTTCATGTGCGCAAGAATAACGCCCTGTAATGAACGATAACACACTTATAGTATCCATACATAGGATAATATTAAAGACCTGTTAGGTGCGCTTATATGAAGCTATATGGGTAGATTATCAGGGGGGCTGTTGAATGGTTAAAGGCAGACTTATTACTATCATTATAACTTATTGATTAATAGTGCATTAACACCTACTTAACATAATGGTAATTATAGGACAAATAAATAAATATAATATACTGACACAGTGATGGTTATAAATACGTCATAAATCTTTAACATCTTTTTTGCGTTTTCGTTTTGCCCGATAGGGCCTTTTCCCTCCTATAATTACCAAACACAAAACCTAAAATAACTTTTTGGATTCGTTATAAATTACGGATATAGTTGTATATGTTACAAAAATGTAGTATTATTGCCGATAGAACACAACAAAGATGTAGTATTGATAATTTTAAGGGGTCATTCCGCCTTGATGATGACATTAATTTTTATTGTTGGTAATGGAAAAGAATATGAATAATAAGGGAGTAAGGCACGGGTAAGAGTCCCGTAGAAATAGGTGAAGTGTCGATAGGGCAATCAGCCAACTGCAATCCTACCCTTATTATTTATTGTTGTATGTCTTTTTAAATTGTAGATAACGCACCGTGCGCGGAGTGAAACGGGATACAATGCGGACTGTTGATTAAAATTACAAAAGGCGATGGACAAGGAAAGTAGATACGAATTACAAAAAATTGACTGCAACTGTAACGATTGCTTTTTTATGGTTAGGGATTTTGATACTTATAAAAAATGGGGATCATTTCACATGGATTTGCAATTAAAAGAATTTGAACATAAAAAAGAGAACGGAGAAATAAGACCTAATGCGCAATTTCAATTTGATAAAAGCACTTTACTTCAATATGGGAAATGCTCAAAATTAGGCAAAGGCATTTCGTTTATACCTAACGTATGTCAAATTGAGACTCAAGAGTGCTTCAAACATAGGCGAGTGCGTTTTAATGCATTTTAAACATTGTTGTAAATCTTTTAAATACGGAATATGGAACACGAACTTAAAATACTCCCACAATACTTCGAGGAAGTGTGGAGCGAAAACAAAACCTTTGAACTAAGAGAGGATGACAGAGATTATAAAATAGGTGATACTTTGAGACTACTTGAATTTGACTACGGAACTTATACAGGTAGAGAATGCAACCGAACAATATTATACATACTTAGAGATGCTGACCAATACGGACTGAAAGAAGGTTTTGTGATACTAGCAATGAAGTAGTATTTTATTGTTTACAACGTTGAATGCAAGGTGTCGTGGCTGCCTGATAAAAGCTACATAGTTATAAATTTAAACAAATATTGATATGAAAAACGAAACTTTAAAACCCCAACAGCCATGCACTATATAACATAGTTATGGGTAGTACTTATAGAATGCCAGAAAGTTTCTCTGAATATGAAGGCGAAGAGATTATGTCAAACTTTGACGGGCGTGTAGTAGAAGAAAGTGCAAAAGCAATTAAAGGTAAGGAATTATTTAGTAGGTATGCTGGTTGGAACTTTAACGGAAAAGTTTGGTGGCAGAATGATAAATGGTTATGTGAAGTGTGGTGTTATAGAAGCTGGAGAGAAACTTTCGTTTGTGAAACGCCAAAAGAATTAATGGAAGAGATAAGCTCTGAATATGGGTACGAATAGTATTACCCATAACGGACAGCGGTATGATTCGTTTGCTCCTCGAATCACCACGAAATTAGGAGCGTAGTATTAACTTAACAATTTACGAGCGATGGATTTTGGATATGCTATACAGATTTTAAGAGAAAAATTAGTTGATGATAGTTATGAACTTACATTAGCTGTTGAACAAAAAGATGAAGAAGTGCAGGAACGGCAAAAAGAACGCTTAGCTATATTGCAGGATGCGATGAATGCGTTGGCTAAACCTTCGAGCATACCACAAGCAAATGAATTATTACCGCATGTTAGCGGTAGTAATAATTTTAAGAAGATACTTAAAAAAGCTAACAGTGAAATATGGCACCTAACTAATGATGAAATAAGAAGTTGGGAAAAAGATGGAAGTATAGAACGTGGTGATATTTTGTACAAAGTTGTAACAGATACACTGTACTAATTATTACCGCTAACGGTTTGTGTATGAAAAGTACGGGATTAACCCTAAAAATTATAAACGAGTACAAATAAAATTTACGATTATGAAAACAACAAATGAATTAAGAGACGAATTAGCAATGAAAATGCCAAAAGAAGCATTGCCAACGCTTAACGCACAAGAAACTATGGAGAAAGTTGCAAAAGAATTTGATATTGATGTTGACTTTAATGATGAGATAAGCCTTATTGAATTTAGCCTAAAATACCAAGCTGCAATAAGGTATAAGTATGCTGATGCAATGATTGAAGCAAGAGCTAAGTAAATTTTATTGCTTCAATTACGCAGCAAAGTAGATACGAGAGATACAGTAGTATTTTTTATACACTTTGTTACCGTGTCGTTGCTTCTCCTTAAAAGATGTGACGCTCAAAGATTGCTACTAATTAATTTTAGAGCAATGCACGGTAACTATGTTATATAGTTCACTTTTATTGCAATAAAATGAAGATATACACTAATAGACAGGTGATTATGATTTCAGGCGAACAAGCAAAAAGTAGCAATGGATTATATACATTGTTACCCACAGTGCCGATGTTTGATTACATAAAATGCCCTTTGAATAAATGGACTTTTAAAGTGAGAAATATAAGGGAATGGGTGGAGAAAAATTGCGAAGGAAAAACATTGTTACCAACCGTTAATTTATTGATATGAAAAACTGTAAAGATTGCAAAAGTTGGGACAAAATGACACACCGAGAAGGATATGGATTTTGCCAAAGTGAAAAATGGAATAGACACCCAAACTACTATGAAAATAGCGACAAGGTAACAGAACTTGATATGGTTGAAATAACTTACAGCCCAATTACGGGCAAAGACTTTGGATGCGTTCATCATAATGGTGGGTTTGAATAAGAATAGTAGGCAAAACAAAACCCAGGTACAGGATAAAGGAGTATTTGGGATTTTATTACATCGAAAAGCATGTTTACCATGAAGTATCACTTTAAGTAATCTTTGTAAACTATTATGATGCAAGTTGTTGCGATAAAAGAAGGTAAATTTTTCCATGGCAATGCCGTCGAGGTCGCTTCCGTTATTGGGAGAAACCCGGAGACCGTTCGCAGGTGGTGGCGTTCAGGCAAGAACATGCACGTCAACGGCTGGGACGTTTATGTCAGGAAAGCAACGTGATTTATTGATTTTAAAATTATAGGCATGAACAATTGTGATTGGATTCGATAATCTCCCATAATATTACCACAGCCTCCCTTTCATCCATATAGAATATTTCCCTGCATCTATTGCGTGATCGTGTTCTTTGATCGGATCGGGGAGTATTGTCCCGTTCTTATCTATCGCCCTTACATAGTTCTCGAATTCGTTCTTTATGTTTTCCGAACTTGATGTAAGTATATGGTTGAACGAAAGGAGCATGTTTATACCGTCTATTATTTTTGGTTTGTCCGATGCGAATACGTTGAACCCTGAGTTCCTGAGTTCCATTATGCTATCGTTCCTCGAAGAATCGGCAACTATCAAATGATCTTTGTCGAAATCCAGTTCTTCGAGCTTGTTCTGAATGCTGTGAGGGAGCATTGAATCGCTTTGCACGGCGGTAAGCCCTGTTTGGTAGAATATTTCGTCCCATACTATCGTGTGGTCTCCGAGCAGGTAAAGGTCTATCAGTGTTGCGGGATGTGGGCTGAACCCGAAGTCGAGACCAGATGGTATTCTCCTTAAATGTTCGCCATCTATAAAAGGCTCTCCGCCCCTCCATTCTATTTCGCCACCTACGGACCAGTTTTTCATTATGCACCTGTCGGATATTTCACCATATTCTCCGTCCAAAAAACGTTTTCTTTCTTCTTCCGGCAAACGGTTCAGTTCTTCTATAAAATCACCTTCAAGGTTTTCTGCATTTCCCGATGGGTGCATCATCATCGAGGAATAAAGGCTTTTGTCGAGCAATGTTTTTGTTTTTATCAAAGGATTGCTGACAGGTTCTATCCCAAGCTCGAATATCTTGTATGTCCAATGAGTTTTCAATGGTGGGTTGCAATCGTAATAAAATTTGTTCTTGAGACCTGAGTTTTCTGCAAGCCTCGTTCTTGCTATCAATATTGATTTATAGGAAATTTGTGAGCATTCATTGAAATATATGGTTGAATACTCGGTCCCGAGTATCTTCTCTGTCCTTTCTTTGTCGTCCAGTCCTCCGACCCATATTTCGCTTCCGTTAGGCAATTGTATGTACCAATGTGATTTGTTCCCGTAATAAGGAAGGTTCGGGAAGCATATGTCCATAACCTTTGGTAATGTTTGATGCCATATCGAGGTGATCGCATGCGAAAACGTCGCCCTCAATATGACGTGCTTTGATACTTTCTTTAATGCCCTTAGTATTATGGAATAAACGAGTATAAAGGTTTTTCCAGACCTTGATCCCCCATATAGCATAACGTGCTTTGCGGCCCCACCCAAGAGTTTAACGGCTTTTTTCTGGTCTTCCGTTTTTTTGAACTTTCCAACAGGTGCGTTAGAGTCCTTCATCATCTTTGTCGAATATAAGGCTTATTTTCCCTCCAAGTTCTTTTTTGTCTTTCAATCCCTGTTTGGCCATTATTATCCTTTCGTTATAATTCCCTATAACGGCATGTTGGATCTGATGGTCGTCTATATACTCTTTTATTTTATTGTAAGTGTCGTGGAATTCTGAACGGTCTTCCATCGTCCCGTAATTATATAGCGTGATCTTTGTGTAGCCTACGAACAAAGCAAACCCATCCATTGTCATTATGTGAGGCATCTCTACGGGGAATGTTTTTCCTGCGTTCTGCCCGGACTTTATCATTTCGTTTCTGGACAACGGGGTTTCCTCACAATGTTCTTTGTATTCAAAAAACAAGGATTCAAGTTCTTCTGGTGATTTGAATACTTTTTGCCTGTGGAATTTTTTCCCGACCTCCTGATGAGTCATTTTCTTCTTTTTCATAGAGTTGAAAAGTTTACTTAAAGCATTACTTTAGCTATGTGCAAATATAATAAAACAAGGAGTTTAAAACAAATTTATTTTTTAATTTTGTTTTTTGTATTTGTAAGTTGTATATTTGTAGTTATTTATAATATTTACTTAAAGTGATACTTTAAATTAAAAGATTTGATTTATTTGCAAAATAAATTCCCTTTTTTCAGGAGGGGGTCGTTTTTTTCGAGCATGTACGGCAATTATAATGCTAATTGGATGGATTTTGCAGACCTTTCCTTGTTGTATAACAAAGTTTCTGCCATAAGGATCGTAATGGATATAAAAGCAAACGCAAAAGCGAACATGAAACTTACGCCTGTCGATCTCAACGGTGAGCTTATTACCACCGAGAACGCAAGCAGGGACCAGAAAAGAATAATCAAACTGATAGAACGCCCGAACCCGATACAGGGAACATGGGAATTCCTCCGTTTGGTTGGGCTTTACAAGGAAATATGGGGAAGGAGTTTTGTATATGCCAATGTTCCGGCAGGTTTTGATATAAACGGAACAAATATAGCAACGCTGATGCCGTTGCCATCTCAATATATGCGACCTATATATACGGGAAGGCTATTCGACCAAAACAATAGGTCTGATATTATAAAAAGGTACGAATTGCGGTATAACGGCATGAACGCAAAGACATTTGAACCAAATACAATATTGGACAGGTCGGATTCGGATGTTTCGTTCTTTGACGATATTTACGGTTCGCTTGGTATTTCAGATTTGTACGGGAACTATAATGTTAATTCCAAATCCAAGCTGTTGAGCGTAAAAAAGGAGATAACAAATTACATCCTCTCTTTAGAGGGAAGGAACATAACGACAAAAAAATTGGGTGCAAGGGGAATTTTAACTTCTGGCAAAAAAGACGGCATGGGTTCTTATCCGTTGACCGACAAAGAGAGGGAATCCGCACAGGCAAGGCTTGATAATTATGGTGCAATGGAAGACCAAAAACAATATATAGTAGCATCAGAGCCGTTGCTGTACCAAAATATAGCGTTTTCGCCAAAAGACCTTATGTTGCACGAGGAAACATACCAAACGATGATAACCATTGCCCAAGTAACGCAAGTACCGGAAGGGCTGGTCAGGCTGTACATGAGCGGTTCTGGAAAAGAAGCTGAAAAAGAACTTTTGAAAAGGCTTTATACACAAACGATAATCCCCGAAAGCAAAGATACGGCAGATGATTTGAACGAATTTTTGAAAACGGAAAAGTTTGGGATGAGGTTCAAGGCGAGCTTCGACCATTTGGACTTTTTGCAAGAGGACAAAAAAGATGAGTCCATTAAGAACAGGAACATAAACATAGCTTATAGGGACATGTTCAAATCTGGGACGATAACTTATAATCAATGGCTCGAAGCAATGGGGCTTCCTTCCGATCCAGAATTTGGCGACAAAAGGATTTGGGATTTGTCCACAGAACAACAAGCTATAATAACAGGGAATATCATACAGGATGTACCAAAAAAATAAAACAATGAAAAACAAAGTCGACAAAAAAGCCTTGGAAAAAGCAATAGAAAAGAAAAAAAAGATTTTGAAAGAAAACAAAATAATTTATAAAAATGGCACAGAAAAGAATTGAAATACCTGAATTTGAAACACGAAAGGAATTATTTGATTTCCTTGAAACAGAAAAAGATATGTTGATAGCGCAGAAAAAAGCTATTGCAAAGGAATCTGATGGCGTTTTTTATGTTTCGTCAATTAATGATAAAAAAGAAGTGGAGGTGAAGGCGAATGAACCTATTGATGTATCTGGATTGGACGAGATCAAGGTAAGGGTAGTTATCAATACCACTAATTTAATGGACAGCCATGATGACGTACACATTCCTAACTTGTGGAATAAGAGCCTAAAAGAAAATAAGATGATTATGTTTTTACAGGAGCATATAATGAAATTCGATAAAATAATAGCGGATTCAGAAGACCTTAATGCTTTTGTTAAAACTTTTACATGGAAATCGCTTGGATTTGATTTGGATGGCAGCACACAAGCCCTTGTTTTTGATGCGACCATAAAAAGGAGCAGGAACGAATTTATGTTTGAACAATATGCTAAAGGATTTATAAAGAACCATTCGGTAGGTATGAGGTATGTAAAAATTGGATTGGCGGTAAATGACGAAGATCGTGTTAGCGCTTTTGCTCTTTGGGAAAAATACATTGATGAAATCGCGAATAAAGACCTTGCTATCGAAAAAGGATATTTCTGGGCTGTTACGGAAGCGAAAATTATAGAGGGGAGCGCAGTCCCGTTAGGGAGCAATTTTGCTACGCCTACCCTTGAAAACAATAAAGAGCCGCTGGAAAGCACTCAAAAAGAGCCGTCTAACGACACTCAACAAAAGGAGTTTTATTTTAATTACTTAAAAAAACAATGAAATGGAAAAAATTTGGATCAAGGACGGTAAATTTGCGGAACTCACAGACGAGCAAATAAAAGGCTTGGATGTGGATCAACTTGCCGCATACACCGCAGAAACAAACAAATCCCAAACAAATAAACTGATTGAGGATTTTGAAAAGAAAATGGATGAAAAAACCAAGGATTTTTTAACACAAGCAGAAATTGACAAAATCAAAACTGATTTTGCAGATAGTGTTAAAGGATTGGACAAAGAGGCACTTTCAAAGTACACGGAAACGATTGACGGATTGAAAAAAGAAGTCAAGGACGTTACCGAACTTGCTGATGAAATCAAAGAAATTGCCAGGGAACAAGGAATTACAATTAAGTCTATGGGTGAAAACAAAATCCCTGATGTAAGGCGCAAAGCGACAAGGGAGGATCAATTAAAAGCGTTAATAACAAATGCTTTATATTCCACCGAATTTAAAAATTTTGAAAATCGTGGGTTCACTGGCAACTCCTCCAAGATGTTCTTAGATCAACTTGATGGGAGGGTTCAACTTAAAAAGCTTGGGTCTCAAAAAGGAGAGGATGCAGGGAATGTTGAGAAAGCTACTGTTGACACATCGAGCCATACAGGTACGGTTATGATTAGTGAGGTCTCGGATATGGTTAGGGATGATGCTCCAACACGCAGGTCTCATGTAAGGGACATTATTAACGTTGGGATGACAAATCAAGCTCAAATAGTTGCTGGTCAGGTTTATGACTTTACCGATGCCCTTACCCTCGGTGCTGTTATGCTTGCTGAAAATGGCGAAGCTCCTGAAAGTGTATTCAAATCAAAAGAGAATACATGGACGATCAAACGTATTGCGAATTCGATGAGGATTTCAAAACGTGAAATAAAAGTCAATGGATTAAAATTTGTATTAGATAAAGTTCTTTCTAAACTTCCTGATTCAACCCTATTCGTAGAGGATGTTCAATTACTATTTGGTGACGGTGCAGGAAATAATGTAAAAGGACTTGCTAATGATGCCCGGGCGTTCAATTTAATCCCAAATACATATGCTGCCGCAGCTTTTTTAAGTGTTGCAACTTATAATAGCGGAACACAGGCGCTTATTACGTTCAATGCTGCACATGGAATGAAAAACGGGGACAACCTAACAATTGCAAATGCTACCGAAGCCACGTATAACGATACACATACCTCGGCTGAGGTCATCAACGCTACTCAGGTAATTATCGACCTTGCTTATGTTGCAGAAACTTTAGGGAACGTTGCAAATTGGACTGGTTCTTCTTCTTCTCCTTTCTATCTTGAGATAGAAGCTGCACAAGAATATGATGTACTGGCTGTCGCAGATGCAAATCTTGAGGCTGGGGAATACATGAACAGTGGGTATGTTATACACCCAAGCCAATCAACCCAAATGGGACTACTTAAAGCAACTGACAGCAATTACCTAAATATCACGAAAGATGCGAGCGGTAAAATTGCAAGCGTAAACGGGAAGCCGGTTGTTACAACTACAGCAATGCCTTATGGCAAGTGGATTTGCGGTGATTTTTCAAGAAATGGCCTTGAATTAAAAGAGTTTACACCTTTGAACATCCAATTTGTTGAAGATGTTGAGTCTGTTAAGAAAAATGAAATCGTTGTGGTCATAGAAGAAGAAATAATTTTCCCAATCTATAATCCTTATTGGTTCATATTCGGAAAGTTCAGCACTGCAAAAGCACAATTACTTAAACCTGATGCAATTTAAAAATTAGAAGTTATGAAAAAAATATTGATTTTATTATTCGTTATATTATTATTTTCTTTTGGTGCAACAGCCCAATCGACAAATAGTTATGTTTCTTTTGCTGCCGATTCAACATTGGACGCAGAAACGGTTTACCTTGTCTTGGATTCACCAGACCCCATAACAAGGAACCATGCCGTTACATTGACGCTCGTCCCGGTAAACAATACCGGAACAGCAACTGTATTGGCAACACCTCAAGGGAGTCTTGACGGTACTGTTTATTTTGACCTTCAAACTGCCGCTGATACCGTAAACAACGCAGGAACTATCGCCGTAAAGACATATACGTATGCAGATGCGTATTGGAGATATTATAGGCAAAAATTAGTTAGTTCGGGAACGGGAGTGACGGATTTTACGGGCGAACTTGGTATGAAAAGAAAGTATTAATATGGCGAAACTGATAATTACCGGAAGTATAAATCAGTTGAAGCTGATAGTACGGGAAAATAGGATACGGGCGAGCAGATCGGGGATTTCTTTTTCTTTAGTGGAAGACGATATTTCCGTAACCGAAAAAACTTGTATCTCTAATTTTCCAAATCAGGAATCGGATCACGAATTTTCTGTAAGGAAGATAATCCCGATGATAGAAGCTTGTGCCTCTATTTATGAACTTAAAAAGTTCGATGGCGATGACAGAAAGACCGTCATTGCAGCTTATTTAAAAAAGTTGAAATCTTTTGAGGCATGAGCATAGATAAATCATATTTTATCAGGGAAATAGCGATCCCGAACCTTAACCAAGCACCTGTTATCGCAGAACTTGATGTGGATATACTTTTTTATGAAAAGGAAATCCTCACAGACCTTTTGGGTTACGAACTTTATGCCGCATATATTACAGGTATAGCAGGAGAAACCCCGGAAGCGAAATGGACGGATTTAAGGGATGGGGCTGATTTTTCTTTTGAATTTTGCGGCCGTACCGTAAACACAAGATGGAACGGCTTTGAAAATTCGGAAAAAGATTCGCTAATAGCTTATTATGTTTATGCAAACTGGGTAAGTAAAAGGATGCAGACGTTGACAAGTATAGGTGTCGGAGCGGCAAGTTCGGAAAACTCAAGTGCGGTTACGGGAGAAAGGAAAATGGTTGGCGCATGGAGGCGTTTTTTAGAGCTTTATGGAAAAGCACCTGACTGGGTTTGCGATTATGCCCATGAACCTACCATGCATTTTAACGAAAAGCCATCGGCGTACAATTTTTTGTTGGCCAACTTTGATAATTATGATAATTGGATATTCACTAAAAGGGAGGATGTTGTAATTGGAGGTTTCTAGCACTATATTGACAAATGTTTTCGATGAACTCGTGGCTAGCATGAGGGAAACTGGAGTTATTGGTTCCGTAGTGGAAACTGACGGTATTTCGGTTATGCAAAGCGTAAACGCTTTATCTGAAAACGAAGTCGTGGTCATCAACGGTGCTGATTATACTGTTTTTAATGTCAGCACTATTGGTTTTTCAGTGGAAGGCACAGGGCTTTCTGGTTCTTGGGTTTCACAAAGCCCTTATTATGATTATGGGCATTTAAAGGAAATATCGAACAAACTGATAAAAATGGACACGGAAACCGCACCTTACAGTTATAAGAAATACCCATTGATAGCACTTGTCACGGATATTGAAATAGACGAGGGCGATCCGATCGTAGAAGGTATCGTGAGAAATCTTTTTTTGGTGATAATAAACAATACCCAGGAAGAATACTCATCAAAAGAAAGGTACGAAAATAACATTATACCCATTCTATATCCTCTATTCGAGGAATTAAAGAAAAAAATAAAGAGTTCTAAATATTTTATCGGTGTCTATCCGAAAATCAACCTAAAACGCAAAGAAATGCCGTTTTGGGGAAGCACTTCAAAATACGGGAATATCAAAAACATCACAAATGACCCGTTGGACGCCATACAGATACGGATAACAGAACTCAAAATAGATTCAAAAAAATGTATAATTTAAAAAAATAAAACTATGGATTGTTTATTAACAGGGAATACCGGAAGTAAATATTGCACTACAAAGGCAATTTTTGGTGATCCGGAAGGTATCATCTTGGCAAAGGACGGCTTCTCTATGAGCGCAGCCGACTTTTTGGACAAAGATAAATGGTACGAAGCTATAAATGCAGGGAATATATTCCCTATAATGGATTTAAAGGCATTTTTAGTTAATCCTACAGAGGTTAAATACCAAGAATACGATAACGATAAACGCTCGTTCATCAAACATGGAGTATATCGTTTTTCTGTGGAATTCAACAAAAACCAAGAACAAAAGAAGCAATTGCAATCATTTATGGGATTTACGCAAAAGTTTTTCTTTGTATATGCAAATGACGTTATCAGGGGTCGCTCCATTGACGGTGGAACAAATGTAGAAGGGATAAGGATTTCGGAACTTGTCGTTGACAAGGAGAGACTTAGCACTACTAGTGAATCTTCTATGATCCCTATCCACGTTGACGTAAAAAACTATAAAGACCTTAACGGGTTCGATTATGCGATGGAAGTCGATTGGGACGTTACGGAACTTGACGGTCTTACAGAGGTCGATCTCGAACAAGTCGGAACTGCTTCTGCAACTGAGTTGACGATAAGCATATATGGAACCGTGTACGGTAAAAGTTATCCGATAACCGGGACTGTACTTGATGATTTTTCAATTACAGGGACAGGTACTTTGGATAGTGTCGTGGATAATGGAGATGGAACTTATACTTTTGCCACTACTGGTCTTATTACTACTGATATTGTCGATTTAGATGCACCAGCTGACATGACGACACAAAATTTGCTTATAAAATCAAGTGGCGCTGTTACTGTAACTGTAACTCCATGATAGAAACGCTGATAGCACGGGCGAGGTCGATTGATATTGACATGATATTGGACAATACAATAAACCAAAGGATCGAATTTTTACTCGATCTTGTCCGTTCTCAGCTTTTGTCAGGGGAAAGGTCGGACGGTACGCCGATAGGCACGTACTCAAAAAGTGAAATCGGGAAGTATTATGTCGACCTAAAATTCGACATGGGGCTTTTCAAAGGTGGGAGTGATCCAAACTACGACCTATATTTTGACGGTACGTACCATAAAAGCCTAACGGCAAAAGTAACATCCGATAGCATAGAAATATGGTCGACAGATCCGAAAGAACCTGAAATAGAGATGAACACAGGAAGTCTGGACAACGCATTGGTGCTGAACGAAGAAAATTTGCAATTATTTATAGATGAGTTAATACCATTGATAAAAAATGATATATATGGAAAACTTGGGATATAGATATGTTATGTATGTAACAGAACTAAAAAAAGGCTATCCAAAAGGATGGTTGTTCAGGCCTTTGATATGGCTGTTTTTCAAAAGGTACAGGTCTAAATTAAAAAAGAGGCTTGCTTTACTAGAGGAACAGCATAATAACGGGCTTGTCAAGAAAGAAGTTTATACAATATGGAAAAAAATGATAAAAGAAGTATTATGAAACCAATCGTAACGAACAAAAAAAAGCAAAAGGACATTGATTATATAACGAGGCTTGCACAGAATTATGCAAATAACGAAAAAAAAGATGTATATGTTTTCAAAATTGAAAAACAAGGTATCGGGGTTTGTTTTGATTTTTCGGAAGAAAAACACCCAAAAACAGTCGTTACTGTACGATTCGATAGAAGACCTGCTCGTAAAACCGTTCTTCAAGATAATGGAGACAGGGAACTTGAACCTATTGAAAAAAAAGAACGTAAGGGTAAGCGCGAAAAAACTGGAAGAAACTTGGGAGAACTTAAAAGAGCAGTACTGGAAGGAGAAGGACAAACAGAAATACAAGGCGTTCCTAAAGAAACAAAAGAGGATAAGGCTACTTGAGATCGAGATAAGCGCATGCAAGATGTGTATCGCTTATTACGAAATGACTGGACAAATACATGAAAGTTTCAAGGATTTCGGTTATGAGGTAAGGGACGGCAAGGACGTAGAAAAGGTAAGGCAGCACATAGGCGTGAAAATGACGAAGTTTTCCAGGATTCTGATAGAAAACGAAATATTGAATGAAGCGGAAAGTACCTCTTTTTGGGAAATATTGACAGATTTTGAGGCGATGTTAAACGAATGGGGAGTAATAAAAGGACAGCTCGACATCGAAAATACAACTGTTTCAAGATGGATAGCCTACGAAAAAACATTGAAAAAAAGGCAAATGGCGCAAAAAAAATAAGATATGTCAAAAGGAAAGATAGGAAAAGATACGTTTTTTGATTCTGATGGCATTAGATCAGGTGTAGACCAACTTATAAAGCAGTTGCAGAGAATACCATTGGAACTTGCCAATATCTCCAAGGATATAAAATCGTCAGGTGGCTTAAAAGAACTCAACGAACTTTCAAAAAAAGGTGCTTTATTGAACGAAAGTTACAATGCTTCAATAAAAAAGCTCACCACCAGTATAGATAGCCATACAAAATCCATGACGAAATCAGGGAGTGCCGGAAAGAAAAACAACAAAACCGCATCAGAGGGCGCAAGGATAAGGGAAAGGCTTAGAAAAGTCATTGAACAGAATAGGCTCGCGCAAAAAGGAATGACATCAGAGCTTGTAAAACAACAGGTCAAAAGGCAGCAATTAAATAAAACATTAAGGGATCAGGCACGTGCAGAACTCGGAATAGCAAAAAGTTCAGGTGGTCTTAGAAATGGTTTTAAGCTCATGGCCGCACAGCTCAGAAACCTTGCGGTGGCATATTTAGGCGTACAGACTGTTATACGTGGGTTTCAAGATATATTCAAGGTAACAAAGACTTTGGATGCCATAGGGTTTGCACAAAAGAGGGTCATTCAGAGCCAAGTGGAATTTGCACAAACACAGGAATTCCTGTCGCGGATAATCGTTGACTATGGGCTTGACCTTGTCGCTGTAACGGAAAGGTATACAAAATTCAGGGCTGCCACGAATTCAAGTAATTTAACCGCTATCCAAACACAGAAGATATTCGATAGCGTTTCAAAGGCGTCTGCCGTTTTAGGCTTAAAGACAGATGAACTAAGGGGCGTGTACCTTGCCTTGGAGCAGATGATCTCAAAAGGGACCGTGACGACCGAAGAGCTCAGGAGACAGCTAGGAGAACGTTTGCCGGGTGCGTTTCAGATCATGGCAAAAGCTTTGGGAACGAACACCAGGGGACTTAATAAAATGCTCCGTGCAGGGGAGGTGCTCGCAGAAGAAGCATTGCCTAAATTCATAATAGCCTTAGAAGAAGCATATGGACTTGATAGCGTAAAGACCGTTGACACTTTGATAGCTGCACAGAATAGGCTAAGAACCGCATGGATCGAATTCATAAAACTAATGGACGGTGCTGATTTTTTTAAGGGAGTACTTAACCAGTTATCTGGATTTGTTAGGTGGATTGGTGAAAATATAAACTTATTGGTAAAACTCGGAAAGGTCGTTATAAATCTGACTATTATTTATACGGCATACAGGATAGGATTAAAGCTAACCACAAACGCATCTATACGCTATATCGCTGTTACAAGAGGAATTACTGTTGCACAGGCCGTGCTGACAATTGCTACGACAAAAGTAAAGAATGCGTTTATTGCACTAAGGGCTGCATTTATGACAAGTGGGATAGGGACTATTATAACGCTTATAGGTGTTGCTGTATCTGTATTATTACCGTTTATTATTAAAACAAAGGAAGCAAAAGAAGAATTAAAATCGTTTGACAACCAAGTAAGTGAAAGCCAAAAAAAGTTAGATTTAATATTTGCATCTTTAAAAAACGCAGCAAAAGGGACAAATGAATGGAAATTGGCAAAACAGGAATTTAATAAAACGTATGCAAAGTATCTTGGTTATATTATTGACGAGAAGACAAACATCGAGGATATTCTTAAATTAGAAAAAGAATTAAAAGAAGAAGAAGAAGGAAAGATAAGGAGGATGCAGTATGAAGTTGAGATCAGTGAAGCAAATAGAAGTCAAAGGGATAGGGAGGCTGTTGCTATATCTGAGTTAAGGGATCGTTTTGAAGAATATAACGAAGAAAGGAAAAAAGAAGGAAAGGTCGGACTTACGCCTTTTGATATAGAGAAAAAAATTGCAAAATTTAAAGATTTATCAAGACAATATGCAGATGGGAAAATATCTGCAACTGGTTTTATTGCAGGTCTTGTTGACACTGAATTAAATATGATTAAGGTCGATAGATCAACCTTCGAACTTGCAAATTCATATAAAGACTTAGATGATGAAACAAAAAGAATAACAACAAGTCTTTTTGCTTGGATCAAAGCAAATGAAACGTCTAAGGGCTTTGATTTAGATAAGTTTAAAAATAATTTAAAAGGAGCGGAAAAAATATTTACCAAGTTTACATCACTTACATCAGGAGACCTAAAAAAATGGGTATCCGATAATGAAAAAATCACAATAGAGGGTATAAAGAAAAGTTTCACGGCTGCCGACTTCGGTACTTATGAAAAATTCCTTAAAGAACTCCGAAAGAAATACAAAGACCCACAAGCAAGGATAGAAATTGAGCTTGAACTTTCAAGGGTAAGGGACAAAAAAGGCGGAGATGCTATATCTATACAAAGAGAAATAAACAAACAATTGCTTTCAGAAGAAAAAGCGATGCAAGAACTTGATTTGAAGTTCAGTATAGAAAAACTACAAAAAAAAGGAGCATCAGAGGAATTCATGAACAATTTCATACAAGATCAGCGAAGGGAGAACAATATCGCACTATTGGAACTTGAAATAGGACTCAGCAAAAAACTTTTAAAACTATCAAAAGATGATGCAAGCGCACAGGCGAAGATAAGGACAGATATTGCAAAACTTTATGAAGGTATCGCAAAAGAACAATCTGAGCAAGAAATAGACGAAGCCAAAAGAACATCGGAAGAAAAAAAAAGGATTTTGAAAAAAGAGGCTTCCGATATAGAAACCGAAGGAATGGATCGTGTACTTTCTGTAGAAAAAACGGCATCAAATCTTATAAACAGCGAACTCCAAAGATTTAAAGATAGAGAGATAACACATAAAGAGTTCACAAAGAACATAGAAGAAATAGAACAGAATTTACAGGATGAGATACTTAAAATACAAATTGATTCGCTAAAGAAAAAGCAATTGCTTTACGATCAAGATTCAGATGAATACGCAAAAATTTCGCAGCAGATACTTAACCTTGAATCACAAAAAAACAAAAACATCGTAGAGGACGACAAAAAGACCGCTGAAAAGATAGCCGAAGAAAGGAAATTACTGTCCGAAAAATCAAAGGAATTCATAAACGAACTGTTCAATGCGGTCATAGCATCGTTCGAGAACCAACTCGCCGCCGCAGAACAGGCAAAGAATTTTGAGGTTGCGCTTGCAGGGTCGAATACGGAACAAAGGATAAAGGCTGAAAGGAAATTTGAAAAGAAAAGTGCGGATATAAAAAGAAGGCAAGCAAACGCACAGAAGGCACAGTCTGCATTTAATATCATAACAAACACGGCTCAAGCGATAATAGGGTTCTTGGCTAACCCGAGCGGTTTTCCAGGTCTTGCGCTTTCGATACTTGCAGGTTCTATAGGTGCCATACAACTCGCAACGGTACTAAGCACGCCAGTGCCTACATTTGCGGAAGGCGGTATTACGGATAAAGATGGAGGTATAATCGTAGGTGATAAGAAAGGCGATAAAACGCTTACGAAAAAAGGTGGAAGTGAACTCGCTGTACTTCCAAGTGGCAAGTCTTTCTTGACAAGTGCATACCCGACAATGATGGACGTTCCAAAAGGTACTGAGATAATACCGCACGACATGACCCAAAAAATGCTTGCAGTGGAGGCTAAAAAATCGGCATACGAAAGACATGACATGTTAAAATCAGAAAGATATTTAAGGGAGATAAGGGACAAGGATGATATAACGTACCGTGATGGATACAAAATAGTAACGAGGAAAAATTTCAGGGGGGTATATGCTTCAAGGATATAATACGTTGCAATATTACGAGAGCAAAAGCCTTCAAAGATGGGAAAGGCTCGACAATATGATATTTGTTTATTTTAAGACAGATATATTACCTTCATTTATATTGATCTCCGATACCAGTGCTTCATCTGCAACCGCACAAGTGTATAATGCAATAGACGATACACCGTTCGGTGCAACTTTTCCTGTTGTCGTTTCCGTTTCCGGTTCTAAAAAGATTTTAAAGATAGAAAACAAACAAACGGTCGGTGGCGAAGATGGTTGTTATTACACAAAGATAATTGCAGGGGGCGATATTTTTTATTCCGAGGTTTACAAATGGGTCGATGACACATTGGTTAACAGGAAAGAAATAGGGCTATTGGAAATAACCGCTGTCAGCCAAGCGATCACTATTGGTTCAACATATGAAGTGGATGCATTCACGTATTCCTGCCTTTTGAAAACAAACAACCCCGTTGTGAACGAAAGTATAAAAGAAACAGGGAAGGAAAGGACCTATGGTGATTTGTCTGTATTTACAACAAGGGTCATTAAGCAAAAATACGAAATGCTCGGCGGAGTGGATGCATTCAAGTTCCTTACAGGGTTAAGGGTATTGGATACAAACGGCACTGTTACTTTTATTTATGACGGGATTTCTTACATAGGGATAGATATAAATTTTGAAAAAACGGACAGCATTTCTTTTGACGATGGGATCTCCATGACAATAGAATTCACCGAACAAGACTATATAAGCACAAGGAATGAGACATAAGATGTACATAGATATAGGCGATGGGTACAATGAATTTTACCCGGATAAGATAGAACCGTTCCGTAGGGGCGGGGATGCTTCCGGTATAACGAGATATATCTTTCGGTATTCATGGGGAAAGCTCTCTGTATCCAATGACACACAAATGTACGAATCCACTGGTGATGACGTGTACAGGCTTTATGATATTGTAAATTCTTATAAGCCAACCTTTGAGGTCAAAGTAAAGTTAGTATCGGATTCATTGGAAATAGAAGGATATTTTGGTATAAATGACTGTGAATTTGATGATGATAAAAAGATATTCGATGTAAAACCAACTATATTAGATATATACACGCCATTATTCGAGAACTGGGAGACAAAGATTGATTTTTCAGGCGTTGATTTCGATGCGCTTCCTACGGAATTAAACGTAAAAGAGGTAGGATTGAAACCTATTGATGATTGGACTGTTGTTGAATATTACTTTCTCACTAACAGAAGGGGCAGGGGCAGGGGGGGCGTTGTTGCTGGTTATGCTCCAATGGTAAAAATTCCAGTAAATACTTA